CATATCATTCTTCATAATACATTGTATCTTAAACTTTTACACAAAGGTAAACATAATTATCCACAAATGCAAGTTACCAAGTTCTCTTAGAACTAAATAGTTTATTTATGCCAATATCAAGTGGGAAAATCGTAGCACCCGTCAGTATTGATGATGTCCGCACAGCATTGGGTGTATCAAGTTATGATTTAGGTTATTTGTGCAAGAATACTCATGGTAAAACAAATATGTGGGCAAAGTATAAGCCCGTAATATACCCATCAGAAAATATTAATCTTACAAACTCAAATTGGTGGAAAAGTAGTAATGGGAATTGTGGTATTGATACAAGCGGTGCGCAGGCTGGTACTTATAAGGATATAGTAAGTAAAATGACTTCTGACGGAGCAAATGGATATAAGTATTCACCGCCACAAGGAGGAAGCAATGCACCTTTCCGGCTTCTTGACTTTGAAGGGTATATGCCGGAAGCAATGGCGCCAATTCACTCGTTTACAGTTCCAAAGCAAGTAGATAATCTAAGTGGCAGCACCTTTTTTGCCACAGTAGCTTATAATCCATCATCTTCAACGGGAGAAAGTCTATCGTTAAGTGATATAGGTGGATTGGTATGGCAGGGTGTGACTTATACATTAGGGGATATGTACTTTGGTGTATATATGGTTCAGAAAGGAGGAACAAGGTCGCAACGACTGACTGCTGACAGTCCGGGGACAATGCTGGTACAAGTACCAGTTGGAGGATTGCCAGTAAACACATATAATGTCTATCCCTTCTTGTCTACTGTAAAGCTTGGCAGACTGGACGCAGATAAGGCTGCTGGCTATTTTACTTTACCAAACACCAAGGTTGCCGAGATAAAAATAGTAAGTTCCAGCTATGCTATTAATATTGAAGCAAGTATTGGAATGATTCCAACTGCATTGACTGTGACTGTTCAAGTCAAGAACCCGACAAGTTCAAGCAAAACCTTTACTAATAATTGGCTGTGGGTTCGTTTTGCTAAATATGACTTGTTTGACCCACAGATGTTTGGCGAAACAAAATTAGAGTTAGGAACATTCACTGTGGCTGCTGGTGAAACATACACAGTTATCAGAAAGACATTTGATATAGAAGCAGACGAATCCTATAAGGTCTGGGTTACTCTTGATTCATCGAGATATACAGATTCCGTAGTACCTCTACGACCAATACAACCAATAACGTAACAATAGAAAAGGGGAACTTTCACAAGCTCCCCCTAACCTCTAAATAAACTATGTAATATGCAACAAATACTATTCTCCTACAAGAACTTCCTGCAAGTCCATGATGGTACTTACATTGAAGTCGTTGGAAGCGATGTACTTTCCGAAAGCATCCTCACTCAACTTGTCATAGGTGAGTTCGTTTTCTTTGTCGCCCTCTTCCTTCATCAGCTTCTCAATGGTATTGTTGAAGTTTTGGAAATATTCATTGAGTTCCTTGCGCTCCTCAAAAGAATATTCGACTTCCTTCCCTTGTGACTGCATTTCCTGCCAATGTTGGGCTTTCTTCTGCATCTCTTCCATTTTATCATCTTTCAGCTTCTCGTGTGTCAGCTTGACAAACTCCTCATAGCCTTCACTGATTGGCTTAATAGCACGTAATGCTTTAATAACTTTAAACTTGTCAGCATCCTCCATCTTAGTGAGTTTGCTGTCGTTCATTGTCTTATAAACGCTTACAATTTTAGATGTTTTCATTATTATGTTGTTTTAAAATGTTTCTACTAAAAAGCATCTATCTTCACAGACCGATGCCGTCTACTAACACTATCAAATATGAGATTAAACAAATCAATGGCAATTATATACATCACTTTGTATATGAGTGTCATTAATAATATCTTTCCTTTTCTTCACTCCATACAAACTGATGGTCGCAATGCTTGCATTTAGAATTGACACCACGAGGAAGGTCAATTTCTTTCCCGCAGTTGGGGCATACAGCATTATATGGAGGATAGACTTGGATAAAGTGTCGGTTGAACTTGGCAACCCCATCCTCTCCGGAATCTCCGAACTTATCCACGTATATTTTGATGGCGTTGAGCAAGTCCTTTGCATCGGCTGCGTCAATGTCCTTGTATTTCTCTTTCAAGAACTTCGCCAATATCTTTCTTAAGTCTTCTGCGTTGAAGTCAATATCTTCAAGCTGCAAGGCAGTATCTTTGATATTCCTATCGTGCTCTGTCCTAAGAAACCTTATAGTTTCTTTAATATCTGTCCGTTCAAGATAGTCTGTAACCTCCAAGCTACATCTTTCACGGAACTTAGGTATTTGTTCTTCGGTTTTCTTTTCGTACTCTTTCCCTCTGATAGTAACCATATAAGATTGTATCTCATTGATACCAATAGCTACCATCAGTGAAAAAGAGAAGTCAAGAGGAGAGAGGTTATCTACCCCTCTTGATTTCATCAAGCTCTTTGTCTGCTCGTAATTAACCATTATTTCAACGCTTCTGCTTTGATGTCTTCAATTACAGAATCAATAAGGTCACAAGCCTCTACTTCGATTTCCTTTGAGCCGTTGTAGCTTCTATTAACTTGTCCCCCATCGGATTCAGAATAAGAGAAGTTGCCGTACTGTCCGGTAGTAGAGTTTACACTACCATTGAATGAATCAATCAATGATTGCGAATTGATTGTAGCGTCACCTTCCAATGTGATAGTGCCAGTTGTGTTAGACACATGATAGGAAAGTCGCTTGTTGGTAAAAGTTGTTCCAGCCATTTCGTTTTATATTTTAAGTTTAGACTTCACTACAAAAGTAGATAAAATCTGTGAAAGTTCCAAAAAACCTTCCTACTTTCACAAGCAAGAAGGGCATAAGAATATTAAAATCACTCTTAATGAAAAATTGAAAATCAATCTAAACTATCTTCACAGACGGTAGGCGCTTATATCCAAGCTTACACTTGAACAACTTGACGTTTCATCGAGCCACTACTTCTTAGGGAGCTTGTACTCCGGTCGTCCATAGTTGGGTTCTCACCGTCCAATCCCCGATACGCCATCGGTTGGGTTAATACTATTTTTTAGGTGTAGCTTGGTTATCGCTACATTAGCATTTATAAAAAGCTAAGTGCCTCTTTGTATATAAGTGCCATTTAGAATTTTATGGTACAAAACACATCATCATCGAAAATCTTACAAGTAAGTCCTTTGAACCTATCAACAAGACCTTTAAGAATATTCTTTTTCATTTCATCCAAGTCAGATACACTTTCTGAAAAATACTTTTGTGCCTCTTCTGTATCTTCCAAAAGCTGGCGCAAAGCTTTATTTAGACTTTCCGCTTCTTCCTCTGACAGACTTTTGTGTGGGCAAGTCATGATTTTACCGACAAGAGATGATAGGTCTGCATCTACCTTACGTTCAAATTGAGTAGCCTTTTCATCAGCCTTATCTTCATCTTCAATCTCCATACGCATCATAATGGCGTAGTTTGCAAGGTCAGTAAGCGTGTCGGATATTGATTCAAAATTAGGTTCTTCAAAACTAAGAAGTAAGTTCTTCAATCTATTAAACTTATCTTCCATCCGAACAATGCCTGCTACATAGCCATGTTCTTTGATTGACTTGCCGAATGAATCGCCATAATCTTTGTTCTTGTTTTCGTAGAGCGTTGCCATTTCAGCAACTATCTCTTTAAATCTTTCTATCTTACTCATGTTGTTAGTTTAATTACCACCAAAATATTCCTCCCCAAATCGCGTAAAAAATGATTAGAGAGAAAAACCATAAAACGCTCATAAAGCCAGCTATAAAAGGATTGCCATAATCACTTATCTTACGTAGGCAGTATATGAATACTATGCCCATTACGACCGCAATAATGCTACTCCATGCTATCATTCTTCATCTCGTTTAAGGCTTCTCCTTCATCAACCTCTCTTTTAGGAATGGCAATTGATTGTTTAAATTCACCACCATTATCCTTAATCAGTATCTCAATCTTATTCATTGCCTCACGTTCGATGTTGCAGATTTGTTCCTTCAAATCTTTTACCTTTTCTTCATCAAGCGTTGTTTCAAGAGAAAGATAGCGGATAACCTCAATATACCTTTGATAAAATTCGTTGCGAGAAATATCGGAAGGTGCAGGCATGAGCATGGTGTTGCTTTTTGCCAAGTATGAGAAGTACATACACATTACATTGGTGACTTGCAATGTATCTCCTCCAACGGCAAAGGCTGGCTCGGAAAGCGTATAAATCCATCGCTCTGTATGCTGCAATACCTTAACAATCTCTTCCGGCATTTCGTCAGCATGTTCCATCAGTTGAGAGAAGCTAAAACTTTGTACATTCCCGTTTTTATCCTTAACTTCTCCAAACTCTTTGTTTGCTTCGATGCACTCACAGAATGTTCTAAGCCACAGATAAGGATTAGAGTAACCGCCACTGGCTACATTGGTAAATACGTTTCTATGGAAGTTGGTAGATACAACAGAATAATCCTCGGTAACTGCAATAGAAATGCCTCTATCGTCCAGTCTGCAATACATGTGTCCTTTAGTCTTTGGCACGAATACATAGGAAGTACCTATGAGTTTTACAAGCTGTGCCTTGCTCATTTTTGAAATATCCATCATATCACTTTGGATTATTTATTTTTCTTTTTTTCGTCCTCGTAAACTAAATACAATTTAGCTTTGACAGCCTCGTCAGATTTCAGAGAGTGGGCGTTTCTTATTCTCTTACTTTTAAGGAATGCAAGAGCCTCTTCCCGGTTGCTGATGAATGGGTATATCCACTCCGGCAATTTCTCCTCCTCAACTTCGACATCTTCCATGATAGCTTCTTGGCGTTCTTCCAGCAACTCTTCCATTGCCATCTTGTTAGCTTCGTCCAAGTCCATGCTTTCAATGTCAGCTTCCACAAAGTCGGGAACTGGATAACATTCAAGAATTTCTGTAAATGTCGCCAAGCAGAAATCTTTAACGACTTTGACAGCTTCGTCCTTCTCTTTATTGTACCGACAAATTGCATAGTTTTCTGTTCCGTCAATCCGTCTTACAAGGCAAACTCCTTTGTTAAATTCGGAAACTTTGTCCCATGTTTTTTTAGGAAGTGACGGAATTTGAAGCGTTGCGAGGCAATCGTCTAAGTAGTTCTTTTTCTCCATCTTTTTTCTGTTTTAAGATAAGGCAAAGGTATGCCAAATTTTGGAAAGTTCCAAAAAATAAGGGAGAGAAATTAATCCCTCCCCATCAGAAAATTAGAAATGTCACTTTCGCAAGCTAAAGAATAGGGTTTAAAATGCTGTTATATTATGAACCAAAAGTTTGTAGCACAAATGTAGCAATAAACTTTAGTTATTCAAAATATAAATCGGGATTTTCTACAGATTTTGTATCACCATTGCTTTTTGAAACCGGAGATATGTTGTTCAGAGAATACAGATTGATTGTCTGTATGTGGATATTGGTTAACTGAACCTTATCGCCATGTTTGGTTTCTTCCAGCTTGTTGTATATCTTCCCAGTAAGTTCAACTAAGTTGCCTACATTGAAGTTGTCGAGAATGTATCGTGTCATTGTTCCTTTTGCAAGGCATACATGATAATCTATCCTATCAGCTACCTTATAGCCTTTTTGGGTAGTAAAACCCTTTTCGCAAGTTTTGAGTTTCACCATTACCCCATAACTACCGACTTCTCTAATGTCAGTAATCCATCCTACAAGTATAGCCTTATTCATCTATATTAGACCATTCAGAAGTTTCCAACAGAGCTTCAACCATTTGATTGTCAAGAAGTGGATAGGGATAGACTATCGGTTCTCCTTCTTCTGATAATGGTTCAACTTGTGGTACAAGTTCATTATATATTCTCTCATGTAAAAGAGCTTTTGTCTCGTCTACATTCTTTCTTCTGACTTCCCAGTCCTTATCGAATTGTTTCAGTTCTTCTATGGGTATAACTAACCATTTCATAATCAATCATATTTTAGTGTCACTTTGTATATAAGTGCCTTATTTTTCTTATCATATCATTATTTTTTAAGTCTTGCTACAAAGTCCTCCAAGTACATAATCTGATTAATACCATGTACTTCGTTAAAGATATCTGCTATCGTTTGCCTTGCCACTTCAATAGCCTTTTCTTCGGTTACTCTAACTGCCAGTTCGCAGTCTTGAACGGTACTAATATGTTCCTTTTCAACCACTCTAAAAGATACACTCTCTTTATCTTTTCTCATATGCGGTAAACAGTATTGGCACTTATTTACAAGTCCACACAAATTGTATTCTTGATGGTGTTGCCACTCCACCTCTATCAGCTATTTGCCAAAGGCGTTCACCGACTACTTTTCTTAAAATTCCTATCGCTCCGTTTAGGTCAGCGTTTATCAGTTTGCCCGATGCGCTACGGAATAGACCTCTCTTTATACGCTTTCCCATATAGTTCTCGTGGTGGCACATGGCTTCGTCAGAATAGTGGTCTGTCTTGGAAGTATAGCTCTCTTCTGTGATTATGACCTTAATCCCGACCTCTTCGCACTTGTACTGTATCATGGAGATTAGCTTCTCAAAGGGAATGCTCACAAAGTTCTGATTGTTTACCTTGCCCATATTGCAGTTCTGCTTCCAATCCTTGTTGTTTCCTATCACAATATTTCCAATGTGGTTATTCTTACAATAGTTGACTATGAATCTTGAAGCTTTGTGCATATAGTCGTGTACTTTACAGTTTCTCTTTAGAGTTAACCGTCCGATACGCCTGCTCATTCCCCGACTACCTATCAAGCTCATTAGGAAAGCCCTGCGCTTATTAAAGAATTGGTTCATGGACTTTAGCGGTCTGCCGTTAATGACAAAACAACAGTTGTGTTGTGGGTCAAATGATGTGGCGAGATTGTTTAGTCCTAAGTCAATACTTAGATAAGCCGTATCGTTCAGTTCGGTGGCTTCTTCTTTCTCTTTTTCATAAACTACTTCTATTATGTGGCAACTGCACTGTGGGATTATCCTCACTTGGCACAAGTTATCCACTTTGGTTCTTATTGGTTCTATCCCGGCACGTTTCGGGAAATGGATATATCCGTCCTTCAACTTACACTGCTGGTTGGTAAATACCACGATATTGCGTCCCTTTGTCTTGTGCTTGTATTTGGGAAGCTTGGGACGGGATTTCAGTTTGTCCTTCAACTTGCAGAGTTTAAAGAATACCTTCCAATTCTTGAAAAGTATCTTTATAATCTGCTGGCTTGTCTGTGAAAGTAAGGCTATGTAGTCCGTTTGTTTATCTTTAGCGAGCATGGTAGTAACTTCATATTCGGACAAAAGCTTCTTGTTCTGCGTAAACTCTTGTCTAATAAGATAGTTTACGTAGTTGTACAAGTTCTTGGATAGGAAGCAAAGTTCATCCAACCGCTTGTTGCCTATTGCTATATGTCGCTCTACTCGCTGCATGTACAAAGATAAGCATTTAAGTGTCAGTCCTATATAATTGCCCTTTTAGAATTATAGCATCTACTTTGGAGTAGACACCTTTGTCTTTAAATTTACGTATTCTCTTGAAAAGATTACCAGCCAGACAGAATCGGTATGACTTACCTACAATATTTGGTATTTCTTCACGTTTAACCCGATTATCTTCACACATTGAGGCAAGCATATCGACCTGCTGTCTGGTGGCTACACAAGTACCGGACTTGTTTTTATCTATGGTAGTAACTACAAACTCTTCCAACCCTACTTCCTTTGCAGCCGGGAGAAGTCTTTTTAGATACTTTCTGCACATTTTCTGTAGCATAGGCTATTCATCTGACGGTTTATAATCCCAGCCATTCAATTCATAGCATCGCTTGCGGACAACTTCTCTATCCCAATGCTCAAATATCTTAGTTCCTCCCATGCCGTCCTTTTCTCGCTCATATAAAGCCCACTCTCTTCCTCTTGGCTCATAGTAATACTTTGGTTGACTATTTGCCAAGTCCTTGTATTCTTGCTCCGTCATATCAATAGTCAAGTTTAGGCATTAGAAGAGCTTCGGATAGAGATAACTCTTTGTCGGAAAATGTAATCTTAATTCCCTTGCTGTCATCTTTAGGAAAATGAAATCTTATGCCTTTCCTTGCATTCAAAGCATCGGCTATCAATTCAATGTTAAGTGGGTCAATAAGTACCTTTTCCGCAAATCCCGGTTTGAATTGACTTATAACTTCGTTATAATTGGGATATTTACTATCTATATTTTCGAACCTATACTTTATATCCCAATCGTCATATATAGCGTGGAAACCATCTTCTTCAATCTCAATGATATTATGCTTGATGATTTCCTTAAAGTTCTTTGCACTAATTAGTTTACCTTCCAGTAATTCCTTCTCTTCTTCGCTAAAGTTGCAAATCTCATTTAGGCAGGCTTTGATTAATATCTTGCCGTTGGAGGCGATTGCATATCCATTTTTGAAATATATGCAACTCATTACTGGTCTGATACCTACTGGTTCACAAGCTAAATGCAGCTTAATCCCTTTGTTGAAATTGTGTCTAATTTTCTTCTTCATATCATTTTGTCTTTTAAAATTATAGCATCCACTTTGGAGTAGACACCTTTGTCTTTAAATTTACGTATTCTCTTGAAAATCTTTTGTTCGTTGCACTTCCGGTATGACAGACCAAGCAAGTTGGGAATTTCCTCCCTTTTTATTCTATCATCCCCACATAGAGAAGCCAGCATATTGACTTGGGCGTTTATATCCAAGTTTACACTTGAATAATTTGACGTTTCATCGAGCCGCTACTTCTTAGGGAGCTTGTGCTCCGGTCGTCCATAGTTGGGTTCTCACCGTCCAATCCCCGATACGCCATCGGTTGGGTTAATAAATTCTGTGCTTGTAGTCCGAAGCGTTTAATGTTTCGGGCTGCAAGTAAATCTCTGTCATTTGTAGTTCCACACTTGGGACAAGTCCACTTGCGGTCGGAAAGTTTAAGTTCTCTATTTATATATCCGCACTCACACATCTTTGAAGACGGTTCAAAGCGACCTATGCGAATTAAAGTCTTCCCGTACCATTCACACTTGTATTCAAGCATGGAGAAGAAAGTAGCCCAACCAACAGAGCCTATTGAACGTGCAAGCTTGTGATTTTTCATCATGCCGTCAATGTTCAAGTCCTCTATGATTATCGCTTGGTTTTCGCGAACGAGCTTTGTACTTACTTTGTGTAAGAAGTCTGTCCGTTGGTTGGTTACTTTCTCGTATTGTCTTGCTAACTGCTTTCTAAGTCTTTCATGTCTGTTTCCTCCCTTCTTAGATTTACTGAAACGCTTTTGGATTATATTCAATCGGTCAGTAGCTTTTTCAAGATATTTAGGGTTTTGAAATACGTCCCCATTTGAACATACTGCAAAGTCCTTTATTCCTACATCTATTCCGATTGTACCCTCATAAGTTATTGGCTCTTTAGATGGAAGTTCTTTCCCATCCTCAACCAATACACTGACATAGTATTTATCTGTCTTGGTTTTAGATACCGTGACAGACCTTACATCTCCTTCAAACTTTCTATTCTCAGATAGCTTCACCCATCCGATTTTAGGAAGTTTAATCCGGTTGTTATTCAAATCTACTTCTACAGAGTTGATAGCCTTATATGCTGCTCTGCTTTTGTGTTTGGACTTGAATTTAGGAAACCCTTTCTTCTCACGAAAGAACCTTGTAAATGCACTATCCAAGTTCCGGATTGACTGTTGCAAACTTTGATTATTTACTTCTTTGAGCCACTCCATGCCTTCCTCTTTCTTCAAGTCGGTAAGCATCTTGCATAGGTCAACCGCATTTATTCGCTTCCCTTCGCTCTGATAGGCTTCTATCCGCTTTGCCAAAGCCCAATTATAGATAAAGCGTACACATCCAAAGGATTTCTCAAAGAATATACTCTGTTCCTTAGTAGGCTTTAATCTATATTTATAGGCTTTCAACATATTATGCGTCTTTAATTCAGTACAAAATAAGATATTATAAATTAAAAATCAAACGTTTTACTTTATTTAAGTGTCTCTTTGTATATAAGTGTTCTAAAGAATTGCTGAATGCCTAAGAATAGGATAACGAGAATGGCTGCTATGTTAGTATAGCAGATAGTCAGAAACGCGGAGTTCGATGTGAATAAGACATCATTGAAGTTTCTTTGGACGCAAAGAATTAAAAGGTAAACAATGCCAATTTGATGCCTCCAACAAAATCTTAATGAAATACTAAGAATGAGTAGGAATAGAGAAGTAATGAATGAGATTTGAATATACTCTGCAATGGTAAATGATATAGGAGTATAAAGATAGTAATATCCATCTGTACCCTCATACACACTTTCAAACTTAAATGCTATAAGTTTTTCAAAGTAGTCAATTAACACAATCAGTAATAATACTGTTGTGGCAATCTTAGTTACTTGAACTAATACTTTTCTTAATATAGGATATAAACTATTCATTACTTTCTCTTTATCTTAACAACAACTGTATCATTTCGTATAGAATCATTCTTTTCTCTAAACTTAATATTTCCAACTGGTGTTTCATTATGACGTGGTTCAATAATAACATCTGGGTTCTCTAAAGTCGGAGATGCTTTAACCGTATCTTTTTGAAATTTAACTTTAACACGTATATCACCAACATTAGTATCATCTCTACGAGGAGTTCTACGTATCTTAGGATTTGTGATAACTGGCATCTTTCTCTTCGTAGTGTCAGACGGAATACTATCGTTCTTCGTCTTCACATTCACTTTTAACTTCACCATCTTCTATTTTTATTAAGTGACCTTTTTTATTTCCATAGGCAAAGTGACGGGCTTCTACTTTATTATTAGCTATCATATAATAGACAGCCGAAGTAGTCTTGCCAATTCTCCTTGCGTATTCTTTTACGCTTATCCACTTTTCCATAATGGTTCTTACTTTTGTCCCGTACTACCATATCCGTTAGCACCTCTGTCGGTATCAGAAAGCTCTTCCACTTCTTCCCATTCGATTGGCAAGGTAATACCTATCTTAGCTTGGATTATTCTATCTCCTACCTCGTACTTTGGCATATCTGTTAACAAATGATAGAACACAGCTGATAAGCTCCCTCTAAATAGTTCATCCACAGTACCTTGCGAGTTACTAAGAACCATTCCAGTCTTCCAAACGCTGCTTCTTGGTCTAAGGTCAAGTGACAAATGAAAAGGGCACTTGGATAAATCTATAGATGTATTCATCCCCATGTCTATAGTAGAACCTTTCAATATGGTTTCCCAATCTCTTTCCATTTCTATCGCAATGCCTAATCCATACTTATAAACGTTAGGTGCAATTTCCTCGCATGAAGTAGCGTATAAGTCCCAGCAAAAGTCAGATGGGTATTTCTTGAATGGTGAAGGAACTGATTTATCCAGCTTCTTAAATCTTATCTTCATCGTAAAAATGTTTTTGATTACAGTGACAAAAGTAGCTGAAATTTTGGAAAGTTCCAAAAAATCAGTGTCTGAATTGTGTTAAAAGAAAGAGAGAAAGCACAATTGTTACTCCCTCCCTTTCAACTTAAAATAGACAAGATTATAAGCTACAAGTTTACAATATCCACATAGTTAGATTCAACAACTCTTTCAATTCTCCAATCAGCCATTGAAGCGGACATAGCTTCTTTGACAGTGTTTGTTGCCTCTTCTGTTGTATCAGCTTCAACAATCAACATGCACGGTGTTTTCTTCTCGTCACCATCGTCATTTAGAGTAATGTAGTTGAGCTTTACCATAAACAGTTTCTTGTCTTCCTTGTCCTTATCTCCCAAAAATTCTTGGAAGTTCGTCCGTCCAACTGCAAGAACTGAGAACTCTTCCGCTTGGTAGATAGACAGTTCTTCATTCATCAGCTTTTCGCATTCTGTGCAACTCATAGCGTTTACAAGATACTTTTCTGTTACTCTCTTTTGCTTGCCTCTTTCGTTGATTTTCACGTAAGAAACTTTTGCTTCCATTAATTGTACTAACATGATTAATTCTTTTAATTGATTAAAAACTAAAGTTATTTATTCCTACCCACCCTATTACTCTGAATGGGCAGATATTGCTTATAATTTTGCTACTATATTCTGGCGAATACATGAACCAATTACCTAATAGATATTCCCCATGAAAAATCATATTATTTTCGCATAGGAATAGAACTTCTTCGCCTTCTTTCGGTAAATACTGCTCTATTTTCGTAAATTCGATTTTATTTTCCATTTTAAAAAGGTAATTCTTGCAATTCGTTACCAAACGGTAATTGATTGCTCATATTATCATATATGTCTTGTAAGTCAGAAACATCAGATTCGGGTGTTGGTTCAAATGTCAATTGTGCTGGTTGCTCCTGCCAGCCATAAACAATGTTCTCCGATATTTCGTTCTTTAGTCTACGGGATTCGACTTCGTAGTACATTCCTACCAATAAGTCTATCACTCCCATACTTCGGTTCTTGCAGACTTCAATTACAGAGTTATACTTTAGATATGGGAGAACTTTGTCCTTTCCGAAAAACTCCCCTGCTCTCTGCTCAAAGTCTTTTCCTATTCGATGTATGATAAATACAGAATCAGCTAAATTCGTTAAGTCTGCTGTGCCGGATATACTTTCTTTTCGTAGGAATATACCTTCTTTTCTTGGATGGCATACTAACAGTACATGCACATTCTTAGCTTTAGCATATTCCTTTAAGTCATTGATGAACTTAGTTTGCTGGGTATATTTATCACCTTCATAGTTATCAATCTGTAATGCCATCAAGTTATCAAGAACAATAAGCTGTACACCTTCTTTGTCTACAAGTTCTTTTACATCAGCAAATAGTTGTTGCCATTTACTTCCATAATTGTTGTTATAAAGAAATAGTTTACCCTCCAGCCAATTACTTATCTGATTGGAAATATTTTTAGGAGCATAGTAGTAGTTCTCAAAACCTTCTCTCTTGCACACATAATTTTTACCAGCAGCAATTTGATTTATCCAGCTTTGAAATCGAAAGTCTTGCAACTCTCCCGACCATATACCTACCTTATATCCTCTTTGTATAGCATTCAGAGCGACACAATCTATCCAGCTACTTTTTCCCGCACCAGAGCCGCCAGATAATACAGTTACATCTCCAAGCAATAAACCAATGATTTTTTTGTCAAGTTCTTTATATCCAGTTGGGATTGAAGCCATCTTACTCATATCCACATACTGTACATCAGTCATAGCCAGCCACTTCTTTCCCTTAGCAGAATCCTCCTTCTTTGGTACAAACGGTTCTTTCTTTTGGGAAGAGTAGTATTGCATCTTATGCTCATGCCTTTGGTATTCCTTGTGGTCGTAAGCATCCGGTTCAAATTTCAACCGAAAGTCTTTCCATGTATATTGAGAACAACTTGAATGCAGACACTTAAAGCCAAGTCCTCCATTAGACATCTCAAAGATTGCTGAATCCGGAGCACGGTGTGAACTATTGAATGGGCATTCGTCAAGTATGTACTTTGTAAACGATGATGTCCTTACAATGTTTCTTACTGAGATGTGGTGTTTATTCAGAAATGCTTCTAAGTCAAACTTCTCATTGCTGTAGTAGTTACTCTTACTTGGTTGTTCCGGCTTCGGGAGCATAGCAGCAACTTTGGCAAAGTATTCGTTTGGAGTTATTTTAACTTCATCTGGTATTCTTAGTATCTTACTTTCCCTTTGAGGACGTTTCTTGGTATTACTTCCCTTTCTACTAAATGTTCCGTAAAGTTTACAAATGCGGCTTGAATTGAACGTACTACAATCAATCTCCACATTCGGATTAGAGAATAGCATATCAAGAACTTGCAGGAACTCTTTACAGATTGTAGTATTCTCATTGCTATTCTTCATGGCTATTTTGTACAACAGATGGAAACCATTACCACTATCACATACTACTGGTTTTTCAAAGCCTTCATCCCGTAGGAACTTAAATACATTGTTGACTACTTCTTTCGCCATCTCCTTCTCTTCATCAGTTGAGTTTGTGTCTGATGGCTTCTTTGTGTCTATGTCTATCAATATCCAATCTCTTCCAACAATGTCATTATCAGAAGTTGTTGACTTAGGTTTGGTAACAATCCTATCATGCTGCTCTCTGTCATAACATGCTGGATTGATAGCATTCAATGTGAAGTAGATATTGCAGTTATCATACTTCCTAATTTCGTTGAGCAGGGTATCAACATCGGTAAAGTAGCCGGAATAGGTTCGTTTATAAGCATTGTCTACTATACGAACTTCGACCAATTCTTCACCCGATTTAAAGGTATCATACCATTGTCTAATAGTTATTTCATTCATGGTAGTTCCTCCCTTAATTTATCTAATAGTTCTTGTGCGCAGGCTTTTGCATAATCAATACTATCAGTACAAATATCGCTTGCTACAAATGTTTTTATCGAAATCCATCCGCACCACCAAGTATTCATCTGTACATCAAAGATGTTCTTATAAATGCCATAGTTTTCAATTCTATACTTTCTCATACAGTTATTGTTTAAAGTGTTCAATCAGTTCGTTCACGGAGGCTTTATGCCACTTATCAAATAGTATTTCCGGTTTGTCTTGGTAGTGCATTCCTACTTTCAGATATTGGCATAAGAATCAATCCTCCCCCATCCGTGAACCATTGGCTATCGTCTGTATCATATCTCAATGCAGCAATGGCAAGAAACAAGAACTCATTAGCTCCACAATCGACCCTTCCTTTCTTGGTGACAGTATCTACATTATATATCACCCCATATAAATTCCCATAGAACGTAATGATTGCTCTTCCTTCTTCAATACTTTTATGACTTCCCTTGCCATCATAATTATGTGCATCTAAAGTTGTATCACCAGAATTAAGTAGTTTATATCTCAACTCTTCCAGCTTCTTTCTAAGCTCTGGTGTATTCTTTCGTATAAAACACGGTGTTGTAAATCCCATAGTTATTCTCCTTTCAGTTTCTTTATTAGTGCGTCAGCAAGTTCTACAGACCATGATACTACATCTGGATATAGTATGCCGCACTCAGTTATACCCTTTTTTATGCTGTAGTTTAACAAACTCTGTAGAATAATCTTTCGCCAGTTCGTAGCGTCGCTTTTCCCAATCAATGGCTGAATTTCCAAGATTTAAAAAATCAAGTTCACACTCTCTGAAAACCTTATTATCACATACATATAGGTTATCTCCGTTATATAGCGCATTGATATTTATTCTCGGAGTTACATCTATTAAAACTCCGGTTTCTTTTATTCTTGCTTTCATACCTTATTGTATTTTTCGTCACATTCTTCACAATGTAGTTTATAGGCGTATGCCAATGCTTTTAGGGTAATGGGTTCAATGGTGAAATCGTACTGATTATCTCCATATACGATAGATACAGCTAAATCCCTATCTACAAAATTAATGTATGCTATTGCATCATTATCTCCTCTTATTTGAATCGTTTGGGTTTCCATATCAATATTTCTTTTTAAGTTTTAGAGATAACATTACTCTATCCCATAAAACTAAATAGCTATCCCAATAATCCCCAAAGTTGAAATAGTACCAACTCATTTGTATATACCATATTGGCAAATAGACAATGAATATAGCGAGCCATAAAGGGATTAATAGCCATCGAAGTATTAGTCTTATTTTACTCATATATCAATTAGTTTTAGAAGTTACACCTAAACATAACACTTTGCATGATACTCCAATATCATCAAATTCTAAAGTAAGATATTCAGTGTCGTAAGGATAAGGGTATCTGCATCCCTTCAATTCTTCGTCAGACAGTTCGCGCCTAACTCGCATTTCGATTTCGTAATCATCGGAAATATTTTCAATAATTTTTCTAAGTTGTCCTACATTTTTTATTTCCATATCAATCTCCTTTCTCTTTAATAACCATATCTCTAATACTACGTTGACCGAAAAAAGGATAAGTGATTGTTCCACCATAGAACTCAATGGTGTCGCCATCAATGGTTATTGCAGTGCCACTCTTCACATGATAAGATTTACTATCACAAGATGATAGTATCAGCATTAAACTGGCAAATAAAAGTATCTTCTTCATATTAATCTCCTTTCTCTTTCATTCGTTATTTTCTATAACAAGCCAATCATCTACTGCCATGAGTTCTGGGTCTTCTCCAAACCTAATAATATCATCTTTATCTGCCATATAACCCAAAGGGCATGTTGAAGCAAGGCATTTTCCTTGGAATTTAATTCCAAAAGCTTCACGATTCTTATTCAAAATAAATCTTCCCTTTTTCAAAAACTTCTTGGCAAGCCTACGGTTACATTTTATGTTTCTTTTAGTAAGTCTTATTGCCACAATTCTATAAGCTTTATACCAGTCAATTATATCTCCATTATAAATATATTCTCCATCGTCACAATCCTTATGATTGCATCCATACCCACCATTTACTGATGTATCAGATGTAAAAAAGCCGCAACGTGAACATAGATTATCAATGTGAATTAGTTCTTCCATAAAATTTCTATTTTAATCGTTGTAACACATCTTTGTTCGCTTTGAGGATTTCGTCGAAGGTGGGGATAGGCATCCACCTTACAACATTGTCTACCTCTTCGGTATAATCATTATCACTTTTCAACCATTTCTTTTCGGATGAAAAATACGCTCTGAAAACCTCTCCATATTCATCCATTACAATACAATCATCTGATGTGTTACAACCAATCTTTTCTTCCACGCTTATCCACGGAGATTGCTTTGACTGCCAAGCTACTCCATCTCTGAAAGCATATTCTAAAGTTGTAAGACACGGTTCTTCATAAGGATTATCTTTCCCCCATATTCTTGAATACTCTCTTGCTGCTTCTTCTACTGTCTGTTTCATAACTTATTCGGATTTGTTTTACAATAATGTTGATTCTCTTTTAGTTTCAAAATATTATTCAAATGTTCATCTGAAAGAAGATGTTTATTGCTAAAATTACCCGACATTATACGAGGTTCAATATTTTCATCTCTCATAAATTTCTGTATTTCGTATATATGAAAAAGCAAACCTTCACAATCTACTGCGTAATATTCAATGCCATCGTCATTGTTGGCAGATACTTCATAACCAATCCATCCACCGACACCCATATAAGTATTTATCTTAATATTACGGCAAAAGCCATAACTGATAAGTAATAGCCTTAGTACATCTTTCCCACTCATACGCATTTCGATTTATCAATTTGTCCTATACGCTGTCTTTCAAATCCCTCTATCTGAGCGTCAGTAAGGTTGTTTAGCCATTCATCAGCATACTTTATGTACTTGGCATGATTGCATTTATAGAACTCCAATCTAAGCCATTCAAGTGTTATGTTCTTTTGTTCCATAATCATCTGGTTATAGTGGTTCTTTTATTAAATAAAGCCATAAGTATCAATGCAAAGGCGACTTTCAATAACCGCTTTTTACCAACAATTACAATATTGTCTTTAGTTATTCCGCTATCAGTCGTTATGCTGTACCATTTCCTATATGGTGGTAAGCACCTATAAATATGAATTTTAGAAAATATATATTTCATAATCATTAAGTAAATGGTTCATCACTAAGATTAATTACTCCCTTGTCTGTAAACTCGTAGCCAATATATGTAGCAAAACTTCCATTTAAAACATACCAGTCTGTTTGGTTATCATCATCACTGTGTGCGAAAAGTAGGTCATTTGTTACATTTTTATCTCTCTTTAAGCCCACGAAATAGTTGTTATTGTAGAAACTAATTTCGGGGATATGCTTGAATGTGCTTGTATCTATACCATCGTAGATACCGTATTTCTTTTTAAATTTCTCGTCCATAATTATTCAATTCTATAAGTTTCTAACATACATTGTTCACATTGATGAAAAAAATCATTTTCTTTCAACTTTAAAGCAATTTCATAAGCTATATCATACGCCAGTTCGTCTAAATCCTCGTCCAAGTAATATGTCTCGTCTTGCAGGTAGGCGAAATCTTCATCTTGTTCAATTTGTTTTTTGAAGTAATCAAATCCAACTTTTTCATCTTCAAAGAAATCAGTCCATATCCAACTATTTTTGTTAATGTCGTTAAATTGACGTTTGAGGGATTGATATGCTAATCTTAAAGTTCTTCATTCATAGTTATTCTCTCTTATTTAAATAAATCAAGTTGTGTATGTTTTTGTACTTTCCCAAGTATGAAGTCGCAAATGAAATTCCTTGCGTAGTCCGGTGAAATCATTGACCGTTCTTCGGAACAAATTCCTGCTTTCTTTCCCTTTTTACTTTTCATTATTGTTTTAGTTTGTATTGGCTTCTGATAACTTCTTCCATTTGTTGGTTTACAGTTTACAAACCAATAAGCTGTTGGTTTTTTAAAATAGTCACCTCTTTTTGTTCTATCTTTGTCAATAAAAGTATAAGGTATAAAATTAGCTGGAAATAAAAGATAATGCGGCTGTGTAGCAGGATTTTCGACTATCAATCTTAAACCTTTCAAATCACAAACGGCAAACAATTTATATAATAGAATATAGAATTTATTTCTATTATTTATCCTTTCTAATATTATACTATATTGCTCTTTTTTATCTTTACAATAAAGATTATTACATGCCATTTGATAGTAATTGGCTTGCATAGCTTCAAAATAAATGCAGGGGAAGAAAGCTATAATTAAATCATCTTTCGTGATATTATTAAATATGCTTTCCTCTTCATCATATGCTTTTTCAATCTCTACAAACAAGTCTATCTGATAGTCAGTCTTTCCGAATGAATTTTGTATATCATAATCGAAAGATTCATATCCAAGTTTTCTAAACTCGTCACGGAATGTTGCGCTTTGTTCAAAGAAGCAATGTACTTTCCCTTTTATTTCCATCTCCTTTTCTTTTAAGACTTATATCAATTGACAACCTATCAGCAATTTCCTCCTTAATTATCTCCCTGCATAAATTCCTTATCATAGAGTAATCACCATGTCTTTGTATCTCGTTGGAAACCATACAACGAACCCACCTCTCTATATCAACGTCGTTTCCGTAGGTGTTATGAAAGATACGTTTGACTTCTTCTTTCACGATTGGAATCATAATTTCCTTTATATCCTCTTTAGTCAACTTTAATTCGTTATGGATATAGTTTTTTACTTCTCTGTATCTATATTTACCCATAATCAACCTCCATTATTCATAAATCTATTCATCCAGTCTATAGCCTCTTCTATTGATTCAACGTATCTGTATTCTCTTGTTACACAACGTTGCATATATTCAAAACATATTCTTCCGTAATCGTCAAAATAGATGTTATACGCTCCGTAGTCATTTGCTCCAGTACATGGAATCCCAATCTCCAAAGCTTTTTGAACGTCTTCTGCATTGCAAGACATATAAGCATGAACTACATCACTACAATATACTCCTTCTAATCCTCTTAATTCTACTATTCGTTCCATATCATTACTTGTTTGTTTCTAAATATCCGTTCTCAATCACCCAGCACAGCATTTGATAGGCTGCACTCATAATATCCGGACTATACTGCGTACTTATAATGGTACGAGTATAGGAATCCATATACACGAAATACCACAAGTCGGCAGCCTTATATATATGCAGCATACATATATTGATGGAAGGTGGTAACTTCTGCATAATGTCCTGCAAAGTATAAGTAGGATATTCATGCTTCATATTAGGCTGACTTACAAAAAGGGAAGGTTCTTTTTCTACTTCATCCGTCCCATTAATGATAGAATCTGCTGTAGGTAAAAACTGATAGTGCATACTTGCATCACTTGTATCTAATCCAAGTTCTTGCAAGTGCTTCATCTGTTCGATTGATAATACTTGTTCTGACTTCATTTCTCACTCCTTTCTTTCTCCTTTTTAGCCTTATCACATGCCTTTTTTCTCATTGCATATGGGCATTCGCAATTCCCGTATCTTTCGTTATACCAACAGCAATAATTACACTGGTGCATTATTTATTCCTCCTTATCTATCTTAATATCCGTTACTTTGCCGCAATTGACAAAACGTTCTTCTGGATTAAACTGTCCGGCAATTATTGTACATAAGGATGGTTCTTCGTCAAAATTTAAATTACATTTTTCGTGAAGACTGCAATGACTGCATGGGTCATTGCCACGTACTGGTACTAACTTATGCAATACCCCATCAATTATTATTCCGTTCTTTACTTCCATAATCAAATACAATTAGGGCATTCAGCCGATTTATTACCTTTATTGTCTGTGTATGTATAGATACTTTCTCCTTTTGAGGAAGTCACATCGACCATACAGCCGCACTTCGTACACTTTCTATGCGCATTGTTGGGGTTGTTTATCCATCTATGCCCTTTTCTGTTTTCTGCGCCTAACTTTGTTCCTCTATTAAATCCCATAATCACACCCTTTCCCGTAAACATTTACGAACTCGCCGACATCCATATAGTCTATGCCAAAATTCTCGGCTGTTTTCTTGTCACTGTCTGAAAACTGCCCTTCGAGGCCGCTTGCATCACCAATCATTAAACAATCTTCTACCTCCAAACTGAGATCTTTCCATGTATTGTAATTATCAAAAAGTTCTTCAAGCATTCCGGTATTTGGCTTTCTCATAGGGTTGCTTCTGTCATTGCTTCCGCAATACTTAAAACGCGTATCAATGTCGCAATAATCCATTATACTGTAACTCACGTACTGACATTTTACATAAATAAATGATTCTGGAACCAACCCTTTTTCTATCCCTCCCTGGTTTGTCACGATAAAAATTTCTTCGGGATTCAAATTCTTTATTGCATCCAGGACATCAAACTTAAATTTCATGTCCCATATCCCCTTTGGAAACGTCTCACCACTTGCAGTTTCTATTAACGTGCCGTCCATATCACAAAATAAAACCTTGTACTTTTTCATTTCTTGTCCCTTTCTTTGTTTAAATTTTTATCTTCACATCGAACAATTTTATGTTTCTTGCAAAATCTGATTGAATACCTCACTGCCTTTCGTATGTCTTCATACTCCTTTGTACTGTACACATTGTATGTACGGAGTTTTCGCATAATCATTTCTTCCATAAAAGGAAGTATCTCTTTCTCAAACATTCTTCCACTCTTTACTTCCATATTACATTGATTTTAACTTTATACTACTTATATTTTCCAATTTTCTCGTCCAACTCCTGCAATCTCTTGGTTATGTAGGAAGAATTGGAATTTTCGCCATCTATAATATCAGCATCCTTACCATATCCCATATCAGGTAGCTGATTGAGGAAAGTAGAGAAGTTCTTTAACCATCCTCCTTCGTCATTCTGTTGCTTAACATAGGATTTGATGGTAAATTCAAGTTCATCCTTTGATATGTTTTTCAGCAATGATTTGATTTTATCCTTATCCTTGCGACATTTACCCGTTGACCGACCTCTATTCGGACATTTAGTTGGGTATAAATCATATAGGTAGTCAATATCCGATTTGCTGACTTTAGCAGTTTCTTTGTTGTTAGGAAGTAATGTTGAATTAGAAAAAAACTCTTGTAGAGCAGATTTTAATTCGCTTGGAGCACCCTTTAATGTATTAGTAACATTGGATAAGAAAAGATTTAGTTCAGAAGAACTATGTCCTTTTTTCCCCCACTCCTCTCTTAATGCAATATAATAATTATAGTTATCTAACTTTTCTATGTGTTCAGCTTCGTGGCAATCCTCACATAAAGTTATCAAGCTATCATCCTCATATTCCCATGGAGATTTATTTTCAGAATAATAGAGATGGTGTACATGAAGTGTCTTATCCTTAGCACCACAGAATTGGCAAGTGTAATTATCTCTATCCAATATAGAGTTTTTTTTCTTTTGCCATTTTGGGTCTTTCAATAGTGAAATATAGCTTTTATTACTCATATAATTATGTTATTATAGTTATAAATATAAAACAATAATAAGTTAACCAGGCAAACAAACCTACGTGCGTAAAGTCCCCTAAGCAAGATTTTATTCTTGTTCGGGGAACGCTTTTAAAGCTAACCAGTATAAACTGAACCTTTTCAAGCGTGCTGCAACACAGAATAGATAAGCAGCTTAGAACCATTTATGTTACTATTCAACATTCGTACCCAGTTGTTCTATCACATCCCCGACTGGCTGCATTTGTACGACCTCTTCTATGCAGTTTATATATTTGCTCCGAATGGCAGGGCTACAAAAAAGCAAAAAGCACCGAGAAAACTCCCAGTGCTTTAAGCTTTGCTGTACACTGGCAGGCTGCACGATTGCAGGTGATAGTTGCCAATGTAAGCTATATGTTGAATTGCTATTGAATCCTAATATCGTTTATCACCGAGACTATCACCTCTCGATTGCAATGCAAAGAACGCTTTTATTTTTGAAACTTCCAAAAAACAAGTCAAACTATTAACAATTATTATAAAGCCGACTTGTAAACTGAATACAATTCTTTCAGTTTTGCTATTCTTTTGCCTAACTTTATATCCTCATAGCCTTGATTTGTATAAATCCTAATTGCTGCTAATTCTTTGTCTTCAAATATACCCAAATCCCCAACGAGCCACATTTCTAAAATATATTCACTCGCTAAATTAGATGTTGCATGAATATCCTCTGACATAATATACTGAGAATTATAAAATGTGTATGGATTCCCTTCTACATCAAGAAAAATAACTTTGTTCCCTTTGTCCATAGATATAATACCACTACATTCCCAATAAAGGCGTAAAAACTCGTCATCGCCATTTTTATAAAAGGAAGCATATAGTATTCCCGGATATTTATTGACTAACGGTCTTGACGTCTCGACAACATGAGCTTTTGTAAACTTATCAATCTCATTTTTTCTGATTTTTTGTGCATTTACTGAACACATAACACTGCATAAAGCAATCAATGTTACTACTACTGTTTTCATTGTCTTATCATTTTTTCGATTATTGTTCTTAGTTCCTTTTCCCAATCCTTATTCCCGTGCATAGGATAACTTAGCTGATGCCAACTGTGGTAGTCAAATAGCTTCATCCGGCACGGGTAGTAATCAAACAGTTTCTTCTCATTGTGGAATACTCTGATGTGCTTTCCCTCATATTCTCCGATATTACTCGATTTAAGTTTATAGACCGCCAAAATTTCGTTGAACTTCTCCATTGGAGTAAATATACTTTTCGCCATGATTTAGTCCTCCTTTTTTGGTGTATAACATCCCATGAGTCTATAGTTAGGTATCAGCTTGTCGATGCTCTTAATTTCAAATCGTGTATAAGTCACACAATTCGGATATATCTTACAAAGTCCGTTGATTATGTACTTGTCATTGAAGTACATTTTAAGCTTCATGCGTACCTCAGACGCGGAATATTGCCTTTTGTCAATAAAGAATATCCCGTCTATCTCGCTTGAAAATCCTCTGTTTGTCACTCTGAACAAGTCGCGAAGTTCTTGTATCACGTCTTGTATGCTAATTGGTTGTTTTTCCATTTTCAAATCAAATATGGTAATTATATACATGTTTACACTTGTATCTATTTGTTAATAAATTTCTTAACTGGGTTATACCCAAACCCTCTATAGGGTGGCATTGCTGCATCCCCTTTTACTTTTCTCATGATGTTGTAGGCTCCGTTTATATCTGCATTGAGTAAAATCCCGTTCTTTGTTCTGAAAAGACCTCTTTTTACTCTCTTTCCAACATAACTATCATGATGTTTTATCTCCTCTAAATCTAAAGAACTGCATTTCGACGTGTGAGATTCGTTTATTTCAACAAATCTTAGTCCTTGTCTTTCAGATTTATACCTTAACATTGATATGAACGTCTCAAACGGAATTGAAACAAAATTCTGATTGTTTCTTTTACTCATATTCACTTCCTGTTTCCATCCGTCATTATGTCCCACTATCAATGTCGTTATGTTGTCTTCCAGGCACATGCCTACAATTTCCTTGCTTGCCTTATGCAAATAATCCTTGACCTTATTGTTTCTCTTTCTTGTAAGGTTCATTAACCGTCTCGAATTTTCCTTTCCATTTGTTTTCTTTAATTGTGATTGAACTTTAGCTTTTTTCTTGTTATAATACTGATTGACAGACTTTAATTTCTTTCCATCTATCAAAACAGCCTTATTGCTCGTATTCGTTACAATAGAAGCAAAGTTGTTAACCCCCAAATCAATAGACATATATCTATTGTTATCTGGTAACTGTTCCTTTACCTCCGATTCATACACCAATTCTATTACATAACAGTCTGCTTTCGGAACAAATCTGACTTGCTTAACCGTTCCTTCCTTACATCTGGTTTTCAATGGTTGCAAACCTTCTTTCTTTGGAAAGTAAATATATTCTCCTCTATGCTTAAATTGTGCATAAGAATAAGAAAATATATTTCTTCCTTTTGTTTTATGCTTGTATTTCGGGAATTTAGGACATCCAGTAAATTTCTTGTTATCCCTTTTCCATGCTTTAATGGCTGAAAAATAAGATTTCAGATTTCTATCCAAAGCCATAAGTATTTGCTGGGAAGAAGAACCGCTCATAGCCCTAAAATCAACATTGTTTTCTGCAACCATCTTTTTGTTAAGCTCCACAGACCTTATCCATTTCCCGGAAACAAGAAATTCTTGCTTTATGATATACAAAGCCGCGTTATACAAGTTCTTAGATAAGAAACAAATCCGGTCTAAATCCTTGTACCTCTTGTCATTGACTGTTATTATATGTTGCTCCGTTAAATACATATCGCAAATATAAATAGAATATTTTAAATTTCCTATTTATTTATATAATTTTTAGTGCAAAGTGCTATATAGTTACCAATATTTATTATTGCTACTGTTAATGCTATGAAGATTATTGCTATTATTGCAGCACTTGTCAAGCATCCTTTTTCGTATTCATCCTCATTTTGAGGAGTATTTTCATTATACCAATCCAATATATGTTTCATATTTCAACTTTTGTATAGTTACTAAAATTACAATATAGATACTTATGTGATAGCCAGCCTCCATATTGATATTTATCGTTAACATATTTACATGTAGATATCCATTGTGTTTTGTTGATAATTTCATACATCACGTCTTTAAACATGAAAATATCACCAACATTCAAATTTGACAACTTTACTGTTTTCATAACTATTCTATTTGTTATTTTTGTTCTACACAATCCGGGCAACAATCACATCCCATATTATTCTCCTTTCAGCTTTTTAATCAATACATCACCCATACTTACGCTCATGTCAGCTATGGCTATTATTGATTTGTTCTCATATTGTGGATTATTTAAAAGTGTTTGCATTGTTGCTATTGCAGCATTTATCCTAACCTCTTCCCAATCCCGTTCTTTTGCTTCTTCCTTCACTTCATCAAGAAGAATAAGTTCATCACCTAAGAAGGACTGACTGCCATCCTCTGTTACGTAAATGTTGGTATATTCCCCAGCTTTTATTACTTCTATTGTTTCCTTTGTTGCTATTAATATTGCTTTCATCTCTTTATGGTTTTAGTTTACAAGTCACTGCCTGCTATTACTGTTTCATTTGACAAGTCAGCCCGTTCTATTACTGATACGATTTTAGAATCTCTATAGGAACGAAAATGACTTTTTACTACACGATACCTTAATTTGACCCTATCCCCAACTTTTGGTGCAGTTGTCATATTGAAAGCACCGCTTATCATTTAAAAACCATGCCATTTATTCAGATACGAAAAATTTTCATTTGCCGCCAGTTCTTCGGAATCTATTTTAAATTCCCAATTGGCAAACCTATTATATCGCCTCAGAATATCAACTACAATTCCTTCCCAATAATAATACTTGGGCTTCTCTCTAATCGCTTTCATACGCGCGATATTTACCCTTCTTTTTAGTTCTGCTTTAAGTTGCTCATTGGAGTAGTCGGAAAGCCCTAATTCGTCTTGCATGGAATGGATTACAACGTCTACTACAGCATCCTTCCTATTGGCAAATACAGAAAGTAGTTTTTCCCTTACTTCTTCTTTACTCTCAAAGACAATTTCGTCTATCTGCATCTTTACATTAAAGACGTTACCCTTTTGTGTTATTAGGGCAATTTGAAGTATTTTCATAGGTTGTTATATTCTTTGTATTTAGAAATTGAGTTGAACGTAGCTTGTACGCGGCTACTAATATACTGATAAAAATTAGCATTCGTAAAATCAATGCCAATAAACAATTTGTTGTTGTTCCTATTGGCTTCCTGCATGAGTTCCTTTATTTCCGCTTTGTGACACTGGGTGAGAACAAAACTTGTACGGTATTTAGTCCAGTTCAAGAAGAATAGTTCTTCATCCGTAGAATTTTCATTCAGTATAGGTATTACTTTTCGTAGTATTCTACAAAAACAAGCGAACTCAGCACTTTCTACTACTTTTCTGTTTCGCGTTCTTGCACTTGCTATACTTGCCTGCTTCTTACTTTCTTCGTCAATTCGATAGTTGCTATTAGCTGTGCCGGATAATATGCCGCGTGCCTTGTTTGCTGCCAACGCATCTTTTGTACGTTTGCTAATTAGTTCGCGTTCGTATTGTGCAACGGATGCAAAGATACCTAATACCATAGTATTGACTACTGGAAGGTCACAAAAATATATCTCTATTCCAGTGTTGACTACATGGAAAACGAACTCTGCATCTCTTGAAAGCCTATCAAGTTTAGCCACTACAAGGGTACAACTATTAGCTTTGCAATACTCTATAGCTTTCCACAATTCCACACGGGAACAGTCTTTTCCCGAAGCCACATCTACAAACTTACCACAAATAATTCCACCTTTGCTATTAATATAGTCTATACAAGTCTTTTCTTGTGCTGACAACCCTAAACCGCTATCACCTTGTTTATTCGTTGATACACGAAGGTAGTAAACATATTTATCCATCTTATTACTAACTGATTATTATTATTACAGACAAAGCTATTCCGGCTATAAGCCAACTGATAACATCACTACTATATTTGAAGTTAGGACGTAGTATGATGGCAAATAAAGCCACAATATCCCACACCAATAGTAGAAGCATGAACTTTCCCATTATCTGCCTAATTTAATGAGTTCTCCAGACAACAAACAGCCAATAAATCCGATAATTATTATTAATGCCATAGTTTTTAATATTTAGAAGTTATACAAATTGTTTTTCTATGTAAACACACCCTATTCCCTTGCTCTTGTTAAACTGGCTGTTTTTAAGGTCAATATTAGGCTTTATAAAGTCTTTTATGTTATCCACTAAACTAATATATTTAGATGCGTTCGCCTCTATTTTAGCCTTATACATTTCTTCGCACATAGCCATATACTTTTTAAATTCTCCTTTGTTGAAGCGGACAACTATTTTTCCGTGTGTTTCAATAAATTTGTTGTGCCCTACATAAAACTTTCTTTCATCATTGCAATGCACCAATTTATCACCTACGTATAGATACGTTCTTTGTCCCATGCTGTACTTACTATCTACTGATATGCTATTAAAGTAAACCGCTTGTTTCTTTGGAATGCCTACAGACACAATGTTTTCCAGAAGTTCCATGTTTGCTTTTGCCTTCTCAAAGTCTTCTTCAAAATTTTTATAAGTTTTCATACACTACTTTATTGTTATATTATATATATTATATATATTATATATATTACCAAAACAGTTATAACTTTTTGTTATAATGGAAGCTTATGCTCTGATAATATATACGGGTGCTTTAAATTAGTAATACCATGATACAATATTTCGCGCTTTGTTTCTGCCTTATAAATAAACAGATTTCCGTTTCTCACTGCCTTCATTGTATCATTGATATTCAACCCTTGCAGGCTTATAAACTCTTTTAGGTCGGGCTTAAATTTCGTTATTAACTTCATGCTATTACCTAAAAATGTAGTTACACAAATTAGATAACCAACACATTAACTGAATAGCCATCATAAAAATGAACATTCCACACAAAGCGGCTGTAGCTATTACAATTCGTTGCCATATAATGCGATAATCACGCTTTAATATTTTACCGCTAACAAAGCGTCCGTTATAAAAATCTGTTATATTCATATTAAAATTCGTTTGGGTAATGATTTTCCAATTTTATACAGTTCTATGCTTGTAACTTCTTGTGTTTCTTTAAGCAGGTTTATCCCATATTCCCTGTCATTTCCTTCATGCAACCCACTACGAGCCACACGGTACCGGGATAATTGCATCTATTAAGCTGTGAAAACCTTGTATAATTGCCACTTGTTACCCGTGTAAATTAATACGGTTAGGCTTTTGCCTTTATTTCTTGCCCAAATTGGTACTACTTTCTCAATTTCCGAAATTGTGGCATCTATTACGGTTGATTCTATTTGAAAAATATGTTTTACTTCCATATATGTATACTTTATTGGTTAGCATCTTAGTTCGCGGAAAGAAACCGTTTCAAAATCACTCTTTATTATCTCTATTTCGATTTTTGGAACAAAGCGGTTTAACTCTTTGCGAATGTCTTTCATTTCATCAAATGATACCGTTACAATGTTGCCAGCAACTAACAAGCTACGTAATATATTACCCATCTTTTCGCGTTTCATAATCTTAAAATTTATCTGATTCTTTACTGTCGTTTATAAATTCCCTTATCCTCTCTATATCGGTGCCGCTGATGAACAACACAGCACCGAATAACAACAACATAACGCAGAACATATTGCACGCTGCTTTATTCGTTATTAACCGCCTTGTACAATTCATGTGCAAAACGTTTAACCATTCTTTTGCGTTGCGTATAATCGTAGTTATAATATAGTTTTTTCCATCGTTCGCACACTTTGCGCGCTTTTTCGTTGCTCGTTCCGAATGGAGCGTAACCAGTGCAGACAGCTATATTATTATATGGTTCCGGCAATTCGTAAATATCAGCCGCCCAACCTTCTATACGTTCGGTGTGCCCTACCTTTGTAAGATAGTTTTCTATACTCTGTATTTTGCAATAACCTAATGATATTACATTTTCTTTTCCATAAATGCGATATATTTCCTTTCTTGTTGTCTTCATAACATTGTTATTTTAGTATGGATAAATGATTTTAATGTAGTAGGGGTAATAAGCCCCGTTATTATCAGCCTATTATATAAGGTTCTGACATAGGAATATATTCCATACCGTTGAGCTGGTAGATAGGAAGGAAGTTTCTAAACCAACCGTTCCCGGCATCATAAAACCCTTTGAAAACAAAATCACACGGAGAAGCATTGTTAATTATTTCAAGCTCCCTATATCCGTATACGTTGCTTCCTCCGTTCTTCTTGATGAACTTCTTTAACCAGTTCAAGCCTTGAACGCCTTGTTCCTCTGTCAATGGAATGCCGTAACCATCTCCGACACTTTCCAACAAATCGTAATTAATAACGTCCTTTTGTTCTCTGTTAGAGCGGTTTTTTAACAACTGCAATTGCTGTTTAGTGATTACACCGCGTTCTTTAATCTCTGAAAAGATACTTTCTAAAGTCTTCATAATGCTATATTTTTAAGTTATTGATTTTCAATTTCTGTACTCTGCATTTCCACGGGCTTGTAACCGTCTTAGGCTGCATTACAGACGAAGTACGGGAAAATCAGATGGCTATCAGATAAAAGCTATATATCATAGCCATATATCCATAGGCTTATATCTTATTTCCCGTTCCTTCTTCATATCATTCTTTATCTAATATAGCTAAGTAGTGTATAGGTAACGACTTCCTACATACTTGCTGCAATTACGTTTATTGCACTTGCTTAACACTATATATTTCACAGCGCCTACCATCGCATGTAATGTTATCTATTGTAACTATTCATGCGTCAACGCTTTTTCCAGTATGTAAGCCTTTCAAATATCGCTTTGTCTTAGTTGAACTCCTTTGTCCCTTTCGACATTACAAAGATACTGCTTTCTTTTGATATATATGTTAATTAAACGTTAAAAATATATCCAGCTATCGTATTTTAACACTTATTCACATATAAAGTACGTAATTACATAAATATTTACATAAAACATGCAATAATGAAGGATAATCACAACGTAAAAGATAAGTAGCCACTAAAAACAAAAAAACTACTTTCCCGTTCCTTGGCTCTTGGTCTTTCCCGCCTTCATCCAGGCAGCTACGAGCGACAAAAACGAAACGCCCGTGCATGGCACTTTCGCAAAAGCCCGCTACGTAATAATCGCACCCACACAACAAGCGCACATCCAGGCGTGCGCTCTATATAGCGTTATATTAATCTGAGATATGAGATAATTATAATAATTACATCTTACGCGCACGCGGTTGTACTTGCTTCGCAAGACAACTACGCACACACATAGGCAGGCACATGCACACACGATATATATTATATATATAATAATTATATATACTCTGTATTGTATATTGTATAATTATATCTGATTTGTGTTATATTGAATTATATAGAGCCTAATTGTTTAAATAATCACGCATGAGTACACACGCACATGCGCGTAACGCAAAAACATCATGCAATATTCGTTGCAAACGGATGTTTGGTTTAAATATTCAGCCAGTTTAAGCCTTCGTAATTGTTTGGGACATGCAATGCTTTCTCCGTGCTTCGTTCGTTCCTTCATCCCACTGCAAACAAACAAGACGGGCGAAAATCATTCAATAGGGTACGGGGGGGGGATAAACCGTAGCCGGAAATGGTGGGGTACACCCTATCCTACTTCCGAAAAAAAATAAAAAAAATCGCAAGTTGTTGATATTCACGGTACGCTGTGAAACGCAGTGTGTGGTTGGTCCGTGGCTAAACATCTGATTATCAGTCGCTATTTAAATTGCCATATTGAGATGTAATATTGTAAGTATCTGATATTCAGTCGAAGCGGTAATTTACGTCTTCGTCAAATATGTCCGTGGCGTTGTGTATTTGCCTACTGATGTTTTTAATTCCCCCGAAATCGTGGGTTTTAGAATCTTGGATGTTGGTTTGGCTGGTAGTATGCCTTATTTGTATTTATACAACGTTTATTTGCGTATTTTACCCACTAACCTAAGTATTTTATCGTCCACCCGAAATAAAATTAAAATTTTCGCTTCTATAATTTGGATTTCAGAATTTAGTTAGTACATTTGCGGTGTTGTTTAACTAAAAACTTGAATGATATGAAAGGAGATTTTATTTATGAAGCGTAGTGAGCATTTCAACGTTGTTGCTGGCAAGTGGTTGAATGGTTATTCCTTGTCGGTTAACGGTCATAAGTACTTTATATCGGGTGTTAATTCGGATAATAAGCTTGTCTTGCATTGTTCCGACGCTAAGGACATTAGTTGTGACTATTCAGATTTGTTTATAGGTTCTTCTCACATCTTTGTGAACGAATGCGACCATGTGATTTGTGATGCGAGGCGGGTGTTTGTTGACGAGCAATCCCATCATGAGCTTTATGTTGTGAACAAAGGTGACGAATGGCGTTCTTATTGGGTTGAGGATTCCTATGTCATAGGTTCTAATTGCTGTACTATTCGTTCTATTTCAGACTTTCTCCGCGAGAAGAGTCGTTTTTTCTGTGGTGACATTGTGGCTAAGTACGATGGCGGTGTTCCCACTTGCTACTTTGTGGATGCTTTTACAGATGTTTCGGGTATTTTCACGGTTGTGTTCAGCTACTTGGATAGTGATGGTAAGATTGCTCATTGCTATTCCGACAAGGGAATGTATCGTGTTCGTGAGGATGTTGCGTTTGAGCATTGGGCTTCTCGTGGATTCAAGTACGACGAGGAGAACAATACGTTGTGTCCCATCTCTTATGAGTTAACTGATAATTCCTATGTTTTTTACTGTAGTGACGAGCCAGTTTCGGTTCTTGCTAACTGGAAGATAGGTACTTATGGCTTTGCTAAGGATAAATTTCCCTTCATTGTACCTTTCCACAAGTTTAATCCCGACAATATTGGTGAAAGTTTGCAGCACAATGTTGTAAAACAGCAATAAAAGTTTACATTTTAGAGAAATTTTTCCTATATTTGCATTGAGATAATATTAAAATCGTTAACAAATGACATATTTATATCTGTTATCTTTATTAACACTTGTTGCATACATTGGTTATGCTTTGAAGGTATGCGGACTGCCTGCATCGCTTTCAGATACCTACTACATTTTGAAGGAGAAGAGCCGTCCTTCTTGGCTGTTTCAGCTTGCTATGGTTCTCTGTCCTATGCTTCTTGTTCCCGTATGGCTTGAATTGTCTTCTGACAGTGTTCAGTTTCTCTCTTTCTTGGCTTGTGGCGGTCTGATGTTTGTCGGTACAGCCCCTTTGTTCAAGGAGGAGTTTCAGAGAAAGGTTCACTTCGGTGGAACTATAGTAGCCGGATTGGGCACTACCTTGTGGCTGCTGTTCTCTGGCATGTGGTATATCCCTTCCACTTTCTTCTTTGTGTCCGGCATTGTCATGCTGTTCAAGAAGAAGTGGCTGTTCTGGCTGGAAATGGCGTTGTTTGCGAGTGCTTATTCTGGATTGTTGGTTAAAATGATGTTTGGATGATGGAAAGAAAACTGTTTGATGGATGGGGTCTGTTTATAACCAAAGACTTGTCCTATGTAGGCTTTTTCACGGATGATAGAGTTTGCTTGATAGATATAGAGGCTGATGGAATACAAATCATTGAGAAATCCGATTTCAAGGAGGACTATTTACTTTCCCCTACCGAGGAGGATATGGTTAAGTTCCGTGCTACTTTAGAAAAAGCTGGAAGTGGGTTTAGAGATAAGATTTTGGAAATAATGAAAAAAAATAGTTATGAATTTGAGTTTTAAACAAGCTATAGACCTTCACCAGTGCCTTCGCTACATTGAAGCTTGCCAAGAGGCTATATACGGTAACGACAATACGAGTGACAACATAGAGGTCGGGGACGTATCTGTGACGTTTCACTTTGACGATGGCGAAACCTTTTTGGATAGCTTGATTGTTTCCGGTTCGGAGTGCAAGAAGGGTCGTATTGATGTTGAAGACTATTTAAGAGAATGATATGGAGTTATATTTAGAACCTATTTACCGTGACCGGAATTGCAAGGGGCAGTTCAACAAGGGTCACAGATTGAGATTTGGAGGGCGACCTTGTTCCGAGGAAACTAAGAAGAAGCTGTCGGAGATTATGAAAAAGAGGATAGCTGACGGTTCTACCAAGATGCCTCATTTTCAGAAGGCTGTAATAGTCATTAAGGACGGTCGGATTGTGGGTCACTACCCTTCCGCTACGGAGATGGCTCGCAGGCTGGGCATTACCAAGTCAATTATTATCCGTGTTTGCTTGGGTATTCGGAAAAGCTATCGTGGATGCAATCTTTTTTACGAGTGTGATTCAGATAAATGGATGAAACTAATTAAAGAATGAGATTATGAACATGTTCAATACAAACTCTACTACTGTCATGCAGTCCAAATTGCTTCTTGGATTGGGTATTGACCCTCGGACGGCAGATTTGACCTTACACGACGAGGAACGTGACATACCTCTTTGGAGTATGATGCGTCTGATAGACATGATTCCCGGCTTTATTGTGGATGATGATGGTTATACATACTCATTTACCATAAGTAAGGGGACATACGTGTATAATCTGTCCTATACCCGTAAGACCAAGCATGGGGAGAAGACTTTAATCTCCTTTCACAATCCGGTAGACAGCTTTGGCGAAACGGTCATTCTGATTATCAAATGGCTGTTTGATATGAAGCTGTTTCCGACCAAATATATGGCGAAATACGTTAAAAAGAAATGAGGTTGACTATTTACTGGACTAAGGAGGCTATGCACAATCCTTCCGATGGTTCACCAAGAATGTATGACCGTATTGTCAAACGCTTCGGATTCTCTGATTATATCAGCATCAATGGTGAAACACCCGTTGATGTTAAGGAGATTGACCTTCCGGATTTGAAGGTTGCCGAGGAGCGTGGCTACATACAGATAAGAAACAAGTGATATGAATGAATATGAAGATACACATGTAGTTGTTTCCGAACGGGAAGCACTAATATCCACTGTCAGCTATAATATTATGGCTACTAACGACCTTGCTTGTGCTACAGTGATATTTGCACTGTTTAGGTTAAGGAAAAGTCCCTTTTACCGTTTTCGTGTAAAGCAGTTGGCGAATAAGGTTGAGCTTGAAAGGAGCAGATACGAGAAGGTTATAAATGCTATGATGGCTGATTCTTCCGCTAAGTTTGCCGATTCCAATGATATTTTCATGGACGCTATTCAAGATGAAATCGATGCTCTGTTTAATTCTATTAAAAGTGAGTATAACAAGGCTTGTGTCGAGGATTCGGAGCTTTTCAGTTGGCTGGAAATGGCAAGGACTATGTGTGATTATAGTTGTTGCCAGTTGAAGTACCGCAGGCAGGAGATGATTGCCAAAGACCCTTCGTTCAAGAGGCTTAAATTTGCCCATTTAGACTTGAATAAGATGTCACAGCTAATGAATGAGCTTATGAAGACTTTAGTTCCCGATGTGGATTTGAATACTGATGCGTGCAACAAGGCTATTCGGGAATTAGGAAAAAAGCTGATTGACCCGGATATTATTGCTAAGGCATTGTTAAGACAAGAATAACTAACCATTATAACTTTTTGTTATAGTATAAAAAATGTAAAAATGAAAGAAGTAGCTAAATTGGTTCTACACCATGATTTGGAGGATTTGGTAAAATTTCAGACCTCAGAGATAAAGTCTATGTTTGAGATGTACTCACAAGCAGTTAAGGATGGATGTGAAGAAGACTTTGACTGTGCCATATCTATAAAGAAGGATATTCTGATATGTTTGAGTATGCTTAATGAAATATCTATGAGTGAAGATGATTTAGAAAATAAGTTTGAAACTGACATAAATTTAAACTAATGGATAATCTTTTTGCAGATGAAATAGAACAAACTGCAATTCTTCGTATTCAGAAATTTGCTAAAATAGCTGAAACATTAGGATTTGAAGTAAGATTGGGATTTTCGGGAGGCAAGGACAGTCAAGTTGTTTATGACTTATGCCTTCGTTCTGGAATAAAGTTTAGGGCATTCTTTAATCACGCATTAGAAAGTTCTACTACTTTAAAATTTATCAGAGAGAAATATCCCAATGTGATTTGGCGAAGAGACCATAAATTTGGTTTTATCGAAAATATATGGAGAAATCATGGTGGACTTTTGCCGACTGTTCAAATAGCTTATTGTTGCAATGATTATAAGCATAATCCTAAATATGTAGATGAATGTAGTATTGTAGGTGTTAGAAAAGCTGAAAGTGCTTCAAGGTCTAAAAGGACAACTTTTGAAGCTAAGAATAAGACTTTTCTTAAAAAGAATAAGGCATTAGTGGATGATTATTTTGAGGAGCATTGTCAATCAACGGGTACGGCTGGTATTATTCAGTTAAAGCCTATTATAGATTGGAGTGACAATGATGTTTGGTCGTACATAAACAAACATAACTTGCCAGTTAATCCCGAATATTTGAATGGGTCTAAAAGAGTTGGTTGTATTGTTTGTCCTAAAGCCAACTTAAATTCCAATGCTCAGTATTTGATAGAGCATCCCAGCTTGATTGATGCTTTTATAAAAGCAAGAGAAAAAGGCTCATTAGATATTAACTGGATAATAACATCAGATAATAAGGATTATTCAGATGATAAATGTTATTATATTTGTAGATGGTTAAACCATTCCTTTTCACCATTTACAAAGAGGCAAGAAAAATGGTATGAGTTAATTAAACAATCGTATTTAAAATATAAAGAAAATGGACGTAAATAGAATTGAAGTAGAGGGAAATCTTACGAAAGACCCGGAATTGAAGACAAGTAAGAACGGTCAAAGTTTTGCATTTATTACAGTATGCGCAAGCTATCCTAAAGGCAAAGCTCCTAATGTGGAATGGATTCCAGAGTTTTTCGATGTTACATTGTTTGGTGCGGATGCTGAGGAGATATGCCAATATGCTAAGAAAGGTAGTCGTATTTGGGTATCGGGTATGATGCGTTCTACTATAAACCAAGATACAAAGGTGAAATATTGGAGTATCATTGCCAACAATGCTCATGTTTTGATAAAACGTGGAAAGAAGGAAGCTTCTACTACTGGGCAGCAGCCAGCCCCAGCCGTACAGCAGCAGATTAAGCAAGCTCAACAAGTAGCAGCACAAGCGTTTAATCAGCCTTCTCAAAATGACCCAGACGGATTACCCTTTTAATAAATAGATTATTATGAGGGAGTTGGAATTAAAATTTAACGGTAAGGGCAGTATGAAGCCTTTCCGTTTCCAGCAGATTAACAAAGGTAACAATGCGTACATTTACATGGTTGAGATTATTGAGAATCCGAGTGTACGTTGGTATGAAGTATTCAGACGTAGGGAATGTAGCGACACTGATGTAGTTCTTAACGGTCAGACAGTTCATTACGAGGCAAGAGTTCTATATCCCACAGCTAACGATTTTGGTGTCAGTGCTTTTTGTTGTCAGACACTTAGCAGGGCATTGGAGCATTTTAACCGATGGGAGAATGGAAGAGAAGATTGATAGAATTTTAGCTTTGCTGGAAGAGAACAATGAAATTCTTAAAGAAATCAAGTCTAAGATTGAGATGTCTGAATCGGAGGAGTGCGTGACTAAGCGTACACTTCACGATTTCATCAACAATGTTGTTGCAGACCTCTTTGCGGATATGCTGTTGCAGCCTAAAGGCAGAGGTCACGTAAGTAGGGAAGATATTATGCAATTTATTAACAAAATGAAGTGATATGGAGAACAATTATGGTTACAAGGACGAAATTATATCGTCCAGAGTTGGGAATCTCGGTGGGTCAGATGCCCGTATTCTTGCCGCTATAGCCAAGAACGGTTGTGTTCAAAGAGCACAAGTAGAGCGTCTTGCCATTGCCAAAGGTCTGTATGAAAGACCAAACATTACTAATATTGCCATGCAGTACGGTGATTTCATAGAAAATATGATTTATGACAGCTTGGTGCAAGTAGATGAGCGTTGGGAGAGCAATAAATGCTTTAGAAGTCAGAAATACGGGCGTGAAGGACTTGGTTTGCTCGTGCATATTGATTTCTCTCTTTTTGACGAGAGTAGGGATAAGCCATTGCTCTTATGGGTCGAATGTAAGGCTACTACTACTGACATCGAGCAGACTTATAAAGATTATAAGGAACAACTTTATGTTGAGTATGTGCTTGGTAAGGAATTGGCAGAGCAGTTAGGTGCTGATTTCAAGCTTGAACTTTGTCACTATGATGCTTCTGTTATGTTTGAGGACGAATCGCAGCTACAGTTTGCTTTTGACCCCGATAAGATAAGCAGAAAGAAAGTGATATTCAAGAAGCCAGTATTTGATATTTCCTCTGGCATGGATATTGCCGCCCAGTACGTGTCCGAAATGACTGAATACAAACGTGAGGAAATAGATTGGGATTATTTGCCTGCCGAGGTTCAAGAACAGATGAAGCAAGTAAACAATATCCTTGTTTCAATAAAGGAGAAGCAGGACAGCATAGAGGAATTTAAATCCCGTTTCTATGATTTCTTGTGCAAGAATGAAATCAAGAGTGTAAAGACCCCCTATTTCACTATTAGCAGAGTGGACGAAAGCGTATCTATTCAATTCGACAAGGTACGTTTTACGGCTGAGCATCCAGAACTGGCGGCTAAATATCAGAGGGCGGTCAAGAAGAAAGGATATGTACTGATTAAGACTAAGGAGGTGAAGGATGAAAAGTAAGATTATAAAGGCTGTGGGAAAAGAGATACTTTCTCTTGTCTGCATTATATTGTCTATAATTGGTTTACTTTTTGTAGGTCATTGGCTTTACTCCATCAGTAATATATTAGTATGGATAGTTTTAGGTATTCTCTTTTTAGGCTATATTGGCAGTGTAGTATATTCATGCATTGATGCTCCTGCCACTTCTTATTGGTACATTGTATATTATCACAGTAGAGGTCAAGCTTCTTTGTTTCTGCCTAAAGAAGATGATTTTTTCAATGTGGAGTATTACCGTAATCTTATCGAGAAGGAAGTTGGGTATAGGGTTATGATTTTAGACTGGAAGGAATTTACAGAAGAACAATATCAATTAATTTTAAAAGAAAATGAGCGAAACGAGAGTAACGGGATTGCAAAGGCTGAATAGCTACATATCCCACAATGCAACCCAAGAGTATTTGAAAAAGGTATTGAGTGATAAAAAGGATGCTTTTGTAAGCAATTTGGTATCTTTAGTAGCTAACAATGCAAAATTGCAGGAATGTGAGCCGGCAACGCTTATGTATGGTGCTATTCGTGCTACTGCATCCGATTTGCCGCTTGACCCATCTTTCGGTTGTGCTTATCTGATACCTTACAAGAACAATAAGTTAGGTATTACGGAAGCGCAATTTCAGATTGGGTATAAGGCTTATGTGCAGTTGGCATTGCGAAGCGGTCAGTTCAAGTGCATTAATTGTACAGATGTACGAGAAGGAGAGCTTATAAACCGCAACCGATTGACGGGTCAGATAGACTTCAAGTTTGAACAAGACGATAAGAAGCGAAATGAACTTTCTATTATCGGATTCGTTTCTTACTTCCAGCTTTTGAACGGATATGAAAGCACATTATATATGTCAGTAGAGGAACTGAAAGCTCACGGGCTTCGCTATTCACAGACGTACAAAAGCCAGTATGCCAATGTACGTGACAGTTCCAAATGGGTAACAGATTTTTACGAAATGAGTAGGAAGACGGTTATTAAGCTGAACTTATCTCGCAATGCTCCTCTTTCCGTTGAGATGCAGAAAGCTATCCGTGACGACCAAGCTGTATTCCGCAGTGAAGATACACCGGATTATGTAGATAATGTTGGTGACGAGCCTTTGATTGACAAGGATAAAGCATCAAAGGTAGCAGCAATGTTTGATGATGCTAAAATAGTTGATGAAAACGTTGGTAGCAAGAAGTAATATGCTTATATTTGCACAGTAATACGTGACGTGCGTGTTGCGACCAACTTCATATCATTTGGGGAAGCCTCGGTTAATCCGGGGCTTTTTCTTTTGAAGTTTTAAAAAAGTTTGTATCTTTGTGGAAATTTAAAGCGAAATGATATGGGCAGAATTTACGTTGGTTTAGATAATGGTGTTTCCGGCAGCATCGGTATTGTCGGAGATGATATTGAATCTTTTTTTTGCAAGACACCCGTCAAGAAGGTGCAAGATTATACAAAGGCAAAGAAAGAAGTGTCCCGGTTGGATTACAGCAAATTCATGGAACTTTTTTCCAAATACAACAAGAATGACATTACGCTTCTGATGGAGCGTCCTCTTGTAAATCCAAGCCGCTTTGCATCTACTGCATCAGCGTTACGTTGCCATGAGGCAGAGCTTATTATGATTGAAGTAATGGGTATTCGCCACATGTTTGTAGATTCTAAGGAATGGCAAAAAGCACTTCTTCCCAAAGGCTGTAGTGGGGAAGAGCTTAAAAAGGCTTCTTTGGATATAGGAAACCGCTTGTTTCCACAGTTTGATAATATTAAACACCCAGATAGAGATGGCATTCTAATTGCAGAATATGCCCGACGCAACCACTTTTAGTTTTTTTACTTCATAAATTAGTTATTCGTGTAAGCCGTAGTGTTCCAATACATTACGGCTTTTTATTTGGACTTCGTAAAGTTCATTCGGTTCTCCGCGTGAATAGGGCTTACTTTGCACAAACCAAAACAATACTTGTATGGGAAAACCGAAGAAAGAAACAGTTAGGAAATTGAGGGGTCTTATGATATTAGACCAAATGGAAGATTATACTCCTTTACATAAGCTACACAATCTTTCCAACGAATTGATAGAAACAGTTTCAAAAACTAAAAAGAAGAAGTCCTTATGAGAATTATCAATCTTTATCAAGAAACACTCGGCATTGTAAGTGATTGTTGCAAGGTTAGCAAAGAGAAAATCATATCCTCAAAGAAGGAGGAATGTGTGAATGCTCGTTATATTCTTGTCAGCATTTTGGGAGAATGGTACACAGACAATGAGATAGCCGAGCTTACTGGCTTATCTCGTCCTTGTACAAATAAGATTAGGAATAAGTTCAAATCCCGTCTTAAACGTTACAATGTCAACTGCCAGTACCAAGAAGCTAAAGAAAAAGCGTTTGCAGTGTTTAGAAATGAATAATAATATGTATATTTGCAAAGGAGATAGGAAGGAGTCGCGACCTTCTGAAAGAGAGTTACCTTATCTCTCTTCTCCTTTCTTAATATAAGGTTCAAAAAAAGGAAATATGGAAGAGATTTGGAAAGATGTGATAGGCTATGAAGGGCTTTATCAAGTTAGTAATTTCGGTAGAGTAAAATCTATGGAAAGGGTAGTCAGTTGCCATAAGGTTCATACTAAAACCTTAAAGGAGAAAATCTGTAAACCTACAATGCAAGGTACTGGTTATTATTCTTTGCCATTATATAAAGATGGTATAATGAAGCGTAAATCCGTACATCGAATGGTAGCAGAAGCCTTTTTAGAGAATCCAGATGATAAACCAAAAGTAGACCATATAAATGGCATAAAATCAGATAACAGATTAGAAAATCTACGCTGGGTAACATCTAAGGAAAATACTAACAATCCAAATACGAAATGTAATATGAGAAATACATTCGACCAGTTGCCAATAGATGTTATGAAACAAATTCGGCTTAATTCTAACGCTAAAAGGAAACAACCAGTTATTCAATTGGATAAGGATTATAATTTTATTTCAGAATTTGAAAGTGTAAAAGAAGCATCAATAGCAACTGGATATAAGGTAAGTAGCATTTCATCTGCAAAAAGAGCAAAAGTAACTTTATTCAATTATAGATGGATGGATAAAGAAGAGTATCAAAAGTTCATTGGTACAAATTAGTAACAAGGTTGATACTAACTATTTTACTTGATACAAATTATGAGTTTTCTTTGTTGTGCCCTAATATTAGGGCATTAAACAATTAAAATCATAATATTATGTCTGAAAGTAAAACTGTAATTTACTCGCCAGATAGCGGTATGGCTGGCGGTAACGGAATGATGGCAATGCTTGCTCCTCTGTTGCAGCAGAAAGGCATTGACCCGAACTTGTTGGTTGCATTGAACGGTAAGAACGGCAATAACGGGTTCAGTGGAGATGGTTCGTGGCTACTTTGGGTGATTTTCCTCTTTTTCTTATTCCCTTTGATGGGACGCGGAGGCTGGGGTAACGGCTTTGGCGGTGGCAATGAAGGTGGTTGTCCGTCTGGTGCTGGGCTTGCTAACCTCATCAACAACGATAACGGTCGTGAGTTACTTATGAGCGCAATTCAAGGCAACGGTCAAGCTATCAACAATCTGGCTACTAACTTGAACTGTTCAGTAGGTCAGATTCAGCAAGCTATCAACGGTGTAAGTGCTAAAGTTGCAGAAGTTGGCTGTCAAGTAGGTATGTCCTCACAACAGATTATCAACTCAATCCAAGCTGGTAACTGTCAGATAGCTAACCAAATGGCACAGTGCTGCTGCGATGTGAAGGGAGCAATCCAACAGCAGGGTTACGAAAACCGCATTGCTACAATCAACCAGACAGATGATTTGAAGTCTAATGCTAATACTCAGTTCAACATTATCGGTGCTAAGATTGACGCTCAAACTCAGATTATCAATGATAAGTTCTGTCAGCTTGAAATGCGCGAAATGCAGAATAAGATTGATACGTTACGTGCTGAGAAATCGGCATTGGAGCTTAGTGCATCACAGCAAGCACAAACAGCTAATATCGTAAATCAGCTTCGCACTCCTGCGCCTATTCCAAGCTATGTAGTGCCCAATCCAAATTGCTGCTATGGCTATCCTTTTGTGAATGCCTATGCTACTGGTTATGTAGCAGGTGAAGGCTGTGGCTGCGGTTGCTAATTAACTCTCTGCATCGGGAGATTCGTTCTTTGACTTATTGATAAGGCTTTCGCATTCAGAGAGTTTTCTCCAAATAAATCCAGCATGAGTATGAGCTTTTTTATTACAAACAAGCCATATTCGTGCTTGACTAAAACCTTCTCTTTGAGCTTCGTGCATAGATGGAAATATTTTAATTATTTTCCCATCTTTTATTTGAGCAATAGGAGTAGATATATTAGGGTTATTTCTTGGTTTTATGGCTTTCCTGCAATTTAGAATGGTTATTGGATTATTCATATTTGTTGATTGATTACACCATCTAAGATTTTGAACACAACAATTGTCTTTATTGCAATCAAGATGTTCCACTATTGGGAAATTACTTTTATTTGGGAGAAAAGCCTTTGCGACTATTCGGTGGGTTAATATATATTTAGTTTTCTTATTTTTTGTCAGAATTGATATTTTATATCCTTGTTTATTTCTCTTATCGCAAAGCAATAGTCTTGGGGGATAATATCTAATCCTCCCATCTATGTAAACTATTTCTTTAGATAAGATTACAATCCTTGCAAATGAAGAAACCATATATAGTCCTTCATATCCGATTACATCCTTCCAAATTTCGCCTTCAAGTGAAATGCTTTCGATAAATTCTTGGTTTGTCATATTGCTAAGTTATTAGTTAATAAGATGCTAAGTAATAAAAGAAAGGGAAGGGCACTTAGCAAGCCTTTTCGATAAGTTTGCAATTCTTATCTATCCCGATGCAAAGATAGTATTAATTTTTAAAAACAAGGAATATGACTACCTATTTTAACAATGGTGTTTCCGTAGCAAGAAGGGTAATTGTGCCCAAAATAGACGTTGCAGGTATTCCCGTAATTGAAACTTCGGGATATGTAGAAACTACAGATGAAGCTACTCCTACGGTAAATTATGGAATTAACCCATGTATCTGGCGTGCCCTTCCAAACCGTACAGTAGTTCTTTGGAAAGTTCGTCACCCGGTTAGTACAGCAGGAGCTACATTACCCGTTAATGTAGTTGTTCCGATGGCAAACCGAAACAGTACAGTAGTTTCAGAGAATAGCAATGTGGGAACGACTAAAATTCCAGTTATAGACAATAAGTCTACGCAAGTTCTTGGGCATGATGTAACTGTTCCGCAAGGTACAGCCGCACCAGCACCACAAATTCAAGCAGGATATACTACTGAGCATTGGGTCTATATCGACAAATGCTGTGGAATATTCAGACTTATGGGAGTAACGGCAATCAACAGCCCGGCAGAAGCGGCAGTACCTAATCAGTCTGCATCTGCTTCATCGGCAAAGAGTAAGTAACAATTAAAAGTTTAGACTATGTTTGGTTCATTAAAGCAAGGGAATATTTGCTATATTCTTATCAAAGGTGAGAAACCAATATTGAAGATAGGAACGGTTGAATCCGTATCTAATCCTATGCCTAAATATCCTACCTATAATCCTTCTGTACCTTTTGGAGCACAGCAGGAAACAGTTATAGATGCGAAGATTAAGGCTGGTGAAGAGGTTATGGAATTTCAGAAGCTTCCTACAAATGTGGAGGTATTTACCTATCCTAATGCTATTGTATCGGACAAGAAGGAAGCAATTCTTTCAGAGGTTGAGAATATGATTCAGACCAGCCGTCAGATAGTGGAAAGCAGAGATTACCATCAATCTGTAATAGAAAGCTGCGATGATATATTGAAACAACTCAATCCTCAGTTTGCCAAAGAGAAACAGCAGGAAGAGAAAATCGGTTCTTTAGAATCAGAAGTTAAATCTTTAAAAGGTGATTTGAATGACATCAAGTCCCTGCTTCAAGAACTGAATAGTTCTAACAGAAACAGTAAAACAACATCTAAAACGTAAATAGTATGGGAATGATAGAAATTTCTCAAAGAGGTCGTGGTGGTGTCAAAGATGCCTACGATAACTTCAAAGAGAGCATGAAGTGCTTGAAGGAAGACTTTGAAACCCTTTTGGACGAAATGGAAGAAATGGGTGAACGTCGTGAAGATTACGGACGCGAGTACGATAGAGACTACGACCGTGATTATGACCGGGAAGACCGTATGAGCGAGCGTAGAGGTCGCCGTCGCCGTCGTTGATAATGTAGTAGAGGGGAGGAGATTATTCTCCCCTTTTGTTTAACAAATAAATATTCAGTAAAATGGGAAATACTTCATTTGATGTATATGACAATATACCAGAAGAAATGCGGACGTATCTTCAAAACTATGGCTTTAATTTCAGTGAAAAAATGTGTGATTGGGCAGTTTCAATGATGAAGACTAAAGAGGGTAAGATAACTCCTATTACTAAAGACCAAGTTACAGCCATGCTTAAAAAGTATAACATTACTCTTGAAAAGGATAATGGCTATAATAGTGTGTATGTTGCGAATATGGCAAAAGCTGATTATTTGGGCAAAAGCATTCCCAACGAACAATACCATGCAACATTCATTCGCGATTATATTGACGACCCGGATTACCCTACAACGGAGAAAGCTTTCCGTCATTTCTTCGCAGACATGATGGGCATGGGAAAAGTAATTAATTGGAAGGATATGCTCTAAATATTCCTTTTATGAAACGACAAGAGCTTTATATCGAAAAATATGATTGGCATATATTGCTGTTCTTGGACTACAGTTGTGATTATTTGGATGAAGTCTTGGATGCAATGGATAAGTTGAAATGTGGCAGTAAAAGTTATGATATTGCTTATGACAACTTGTCCTCTTGCAGCATAAATACTGGGCTTACATTCAGTGACTACATCAGTAGGACATCTGTTATTGTAATTAGTATAACCAACTCTGAAAAAGAGTTTCTTAAATCATATCACCATGAATTAGGACATTGTGCCGTTCATATCTGCCAATTCTACGGTATTCCATTAGAAGGGGAAGAAGTACAGTATTTAGGTCAAGATTTGGTAGACAGAACATGGGACATAGCTAAGATTTTCTTATGTGACTGTGATTGTTGTAAAAATAGAAGAAATGAAAAGAAAAGAGATTTTGAAGGCAATGAAAGCCATGAAAAGTGAGAAACCGATTAATTCCATGTATAGAATGATACCTAAGTCGCGCATGGACGAGTTTAAACGCTTCGCAGCTATCTTTGGATTTACTGAGGAGAATATAGAGAATATCTTGTCGAAGGAAAAAGAAATGGTGGGCAAGTAACCCACCACAACTTTGCATTTGAGAACTAAGCAGGTTTCTTCAAGCTTACCATACTTTTAACTATCATCCATTTATCTCGGTAAAAGCTATTGGATGATATAAGTTCCTTTATTCCTCTAATGCCATTTTTAATTGCATCAGCAGCAAAGATTGTATCATCTACTGATGTTTCCTTAGCAATTATTTCATACTCTTTTTTAGTTAGTTCTCGTAATGTGTACCAATAAAACCATCTTGCATAAACTACATTTTTACTTCTATCCTTGGATAGCATATCTACTCTATCTACACCGAATAGGCTGGCGACAAAATATGACAATGAAATTTCCCAATTCATATCATATTTCCTAAGAATGTCACACACTTCTTTGAGTGTCTTGTCTTTCATATTGATAAAATCGTTTTTAAGTTTTTGGCAATTCATGGTTTTTCTCTTTCATTATCTGGTTAATTCTCTTTATTAAGGGTTGTTCAGTTGTTCTGCTTACAATCATACATAAGGATTTCATCTCTTTTGTTTCCCAGCTTGCAAGTAGTTCAAACCGAAAGGATGCAAGGTAAAAATATCCCTTATATGAAACGTTTGGAAAAGGTTTTCCCGTATAAAAAGCATTGCATTCTATAAATGGTCGAGGTTTAATGTCATTGAATGTACAAGTCTTTTCATCAAACACCTTCTCTATGGCTCTTTGCACACATATAAATGGTTTTCCCTTATCATCTTTCCAAAAAGTAGCATTTACATCAAAGTGAATACCTTCTACATTCAGCCAGCCAGCTAATCCTTTCGTAGTATTCTTGACATAACCTTTATTTCTCTGATTTCTCCACTCCATAGCCATACAAACTAAAATCTAACCTTGCAGGGTCAGAAGGAAATATTTTTTTTGCAAATTCAGTCACTTTTATGCAAGTCTTTCTTGATTCATCTACTTTAGGAATAATCCCAAATTCGACTGCCGACTGCAAAGAATGCGTATCACAAGGAACAAGAAGCCGGGAAGGAGAAAGAGTTTTCCATAATCCAATGTCAACTACACTATCTTTCCTTATCATCCATCTAAGCAGCATATTTACTCTTTTATTTGCACAATTACTGTTTGGGCTGGGTATCATTGTTTCACCATGTAATAAATGGCATAATCCTTGGCAATAGTAGGTACATTTCTGCGAATAAGTAACACGTCCAAGAGCATCTTCAAGATTAGGGTACTTCATGTATATGGAATGAAGTTTATCACAAAGGGAAGCAAAGCAATGCCAAGAAGTCATACGGTATAAGCTCGTATAATTATCCTTGTATTTATTCCATTCCACGCCATATATATATTGAAAAGGCTTATTCCCCATTATCTCTGTAAGAATATAATCTATTTTGGGAATGAATACTGAACGCCTGCCATAAGCAAGCCAAGCTGCTATGACTGCCGCTACTTCGATGTCTTTTCTATCCTTAAATCTTCGTGGGAGTTGTATAGGGTCAGACTTGATAAAACTCTCTACCTCATACTTTTCTGCAAGGTCAATGTAGTCTTTAAATTTCATTTTCATATCATTTTGTTACGTGCAAAAATAAAGTGTTTTTTTGAAACTTCCAAATATCTGGCTACTAATTTGATACAAACTTTAGTTCTACAAGTACTTTTGGTGAAACTGCAACTTTTAATGGTGGAATGTATTCTGGTAATATCTTTCCGTTAAGCAATAATAATTACAGAATAGGTTCAAGTAGCAATAGATTTATAGATGCGTATATTCAAGCTTGGGTCTATGCTAATTCTGGTCTTTATATGAACCCATCTGGTATAACCCAAAATGGTCCTTATTTGGAACTTTCAAGCGGTGGAAATGAGATTATTATAGCTGGAGGCACTGATTTTTATGTTAATTATAGAGGTGCAAGTTATGGCGGTAGGTCTGTTCCTAAAAAATGGTATTGGCGGGCAGGAAGCAGTTCATCTTGGGCAAATATGGAATTTGGAGATTGCACCCTGCATGGTTGGATAAATAGTACGGGAATAACTGGAAGTGGTGCTAAGGCTTATAATGTAGGAGCAAGATTTGCAAATACAAGCCATGATAGCATTGAAATTGTTGGAGGTAATTATACAATGGGACTTGGCTGTCATTCAAATGGTTTGTGGCATTGGTGGAGAGGTACTGCTAACCCGACAAGCTCTACAAATAAATCGTATGTTATGGAATATGATGGTAGTACATGGGCTTTTACTGGAAGTATTACTGCTACGGCTGCAATCACCGCTAAAGCTACTTCTGACTTTAGATTAAAAGAGAATTACGATGGGCTTATAGATTACCGAGAAAGACTACTAAAACTTGGCAGAGTTTATGACTATAATTATAACAAAAAAGCATTGGATTTATACCAAGATAGGATAGACAATAAACGTCATACCGGACTTGTATATCAAAATGCGGTGAAAGCTGGTATCACAAATTTCTGTCACGAAAAGGATGAATATGGATATGGTAGCTTGAATTATTTATCTCCCGACCTTATCGCAACAATCATTGGTTCTGTGCAAGCCAATATCCTTTCTATCCGTCTTGTTGAATCAGAGCAAGAACGAATGAGAAAGGAATTGGAACATGCTAAATCAGAGATTAATAGGCTTAAAGGCTTAGTTGCCTCTTTACAGAACTAAGTTCTTTTTCTAAGGTAGCTATCTTCTTTTTGAGGGTAGCTACCTCATTATCTACTTGCTGAATACCTCGCCATAATACGGGTATTAAACGTTCGTATTGTATTACATAATAATCTTTAAAACAGTTACTTACCCATTGACTATATCCATTTATTAGCAAGTCTTGTGCAATAAGTCCGTAATGCTCCTCATTGTCATTAAAGATTGGAGAGTTTGCTTTTGCGGTATCATTCCAGTAATACTTCACTGACTTTAACTTGTGAATAATAGCCAAAGCATTGTATTCTTTAATATTTTTCTTCAATCTTATATCAGAAGAGGAAGACTTGGCTGTAACTGCACCAGTTGCCTCTATATTACCATTAATTAATAGTCTTGCGCCACTTATTTGTAACCATTTTGCACTAAATTGTCTTGAAGTACCTGCATTACCTAAAACAATTTCATTATTATAATATCCAAGTCCCATTGCTATAGTACCACTTCTAACCATTGCGTAGCATACATATCCAGTATTAGCTGTATTGGGACGAGTACAGTTATAATAACCATACGCATTATCGCTTCCTCCATCGCCAGCAGAGAACAGATTTGAAGTTCTTATCAGACCAGTTGCAGTAATGCTTGTAACTCCCGTCATAGCTCCACTGACGTTTGCTGAACCGTTTACTGACTGTCCCCAAATCGTTCTTGTAGTTCCCCAATAAGAAGTTGTGATATTAGCTGAACCGTTGAACGATGTACCATTTATTGTACGTGAAGTCTGCAAGGTTGTAGCGGTTGTAGCGTTTCCACTTAGAGAGCCAGTCAGTGTCCCGGATAGTCCTCCGTTGAACGTAGCCTTGCCACCAAAAGTACTTGTAGAACTTAGTTTTAAAGTCCCTCCCTCAATCGAACCATCTTGTGAATATATATTAGCATTACTACCTAAGCCAGTAGTAAAAGGAAAATTCCATATTTCATCATAATTAGAAGGAATAGTTGTTCCATCTACAAAGTTTTTATTGGGAACAAAATGATATGTGCTATTATAATTAAGATTTATAGCAGTTAAATAAATAACATTACCTGCTCCACTTGCAGTTGAAGTAAAATAATATATGTCTACATATCTATCACCATATATATAACTTCCATTACTATCTTTAGGAGCTAAAATTCTTACTTTTGAAAATGGAGCAGGATAACCATTCAATTGTGTTATTATAGGTTTAGAACTGTGGTGTGTCAATGATATTATAAAAGTTACAGACCTATTCATAGAATATGAATATGAATTTGATATAGTTATCATTACAGTGTTAGAATCACTTGCACTCGGATATTTTAAAACACCAATTCTTATCCATTTAGAACCTGCACCTCCGGGTATTCCAGCGATAAACACCCTTTTAGTTAAATCATTAGAATGATATCCGTCTACCATATCCGCATTCAAATTCGTACATGTAGTAGTAGATACACACTGAAACGGCTGTGTGCCAGTAGCTATCTTAGATATAAAAGCATTAGCATATACTCTATTCCAATAATAATCTGTTCTTCCTAAATCAAAGTTCGCATTAACATAGGGAGTTATATTGCCATTAACAACTGTAGTTTTATTAAAGTAATATTCTGGTGCTGTTGTATAAAAATGACAGTATGAAATATTTGTAGAGCCAATTGTTGTCAAGTAACCGCTACTTTGGGTAAATAAATATCCTTCACCCGTTACTCCTCCTTTCTTAGATTCAGTACCACTTGGTCTTAATTCTATTGCACCAGCAGTAGAAGAAGCACTTGAATTTGTTGTAACAGCTATGTCGCCAAAGGTAGTACCAGAATAAAGTCTAATATATCCCCATTTATTAGCAGCAGCTTTAACTTGCAAATGAGGTCCGGAGCTTGCATACGCTATAAAACTTTTCGCATGTACGGTTGCATCGTTATGCCCAAAGTGATAATCTGTAGGTACTGGTCTATTATCCTTTGAGGTATATCCAAAAAGTATTTGACCGTTAGTAGTGAATGTGCCTCCAAAGTTAATTTCATTATTTTTTTCTGGATATAACCAAATAGTGCTAACTCCTACTTTTGTATTTGGATAGTTTTGGTAATTGCCAGCATGTAATACATTGTAGTAAACATTGCTGTATCTGAATTGCATGCCATCAGTAAGGTTATTTGTTCGTCCTAAAACGAGGGTTGGATGGCTGGTTAAATTACCATTATATAAATGAGTGCTTAAATCCTTGCTATACCCAACATCCGTAACTATCGCACCATTGCTATAAAATCTAATATAATTTGAACCAGTAGTAGCAACACTTTTTACATGCAATGGTATTTCAGTAGCAGTACTTTCTCCTATTGTTAATCCACCCGTCATAGTATCTCCTGCTTTTTTTACATAACGAGTATCTCCTATAGTAGAATAGTTTCCTTCATGTAGGACTTTATACCAAGTTCTGAAAGAACTCGCACCAACACCTCTAAAGTAAAAATCATCAGAATTATAGGCTGCTCTTAATTGGAATAACCTATTTGCCGCAGAACCAATGTTTAATACAGTATCATTAGCACCAGTAGTTCCATATGCAGTACCATTTGCCTCCCATACAGATGTCTTAGATGCTGTAAATGTAGATACAGTATCTATCGCAGTAGAGGTTATTTGAGCATATCTCTCTAAATGGTTGGCGGTAGTAGCAATATTGCCTTTAGTTAATGTCAGTACTCGCGTACTATTGTCATAAGTAGCGTTGGTAAGGACATTTCCCGTTCCAGTAATAGTAGTGGAAGGGTAGTTTGGGAGCGTAATATACTTGCTTGTGTCTGGCGCATAAGTTTGGCTGTTAACTTTGATACCAGCAATGCCAGTACCTCCACCACCATTCTTTTCAAGTTCAGTAATTCTACTTGCCAACTTGTTGATAGTGTATGCATTGAAAGTATCTGATAATGTTGAATCAGCGAATGTGCCACCTAAACTTGAATATCCATAAACGGTTTGGATAAGCCCACCGCCTCCTCCACCTCCACTACCAGAACTGATACCTTTTGCAGATACAGCACCGCTTGCGTAGAAGTTAACTGCCGAGCCATCTTCTTTATAGACTTTAATAGCATTATTGGCACTATCTACTCCAATGCGATACCCAGTTGTTCCTATTTCGATGTAGTCGGAAACTGTCAATTTCTGCATTGGATATTGCGGTATCATATAGCTAATAGTCTTCGGAGTTCCAGAACGATATACAATCTGGAATAGAGAAACATAGTCGCCAAGCTGATTTTCTTTGATGATGAATGATTGTGGGTCAGCATGGAAAACACCATCAGTCCCCCACCATACAGCACCACTTGCAAGGTAGCCAGAACCATCCATACGAATGATAGCCTTTGCTACATCTGATGGCATGTTTGCTTCTGTATAATCTGCTCTATCTTTCATAGAACCGCCATACCACGAAGCGATACCTCCACCGACCTTAGTAGCATCATAGATACCATTCATACCGGACATTACTTTAAATCCAGCTACTGGGTCAGTATATCCCAGCATGTTTAACGCATTCTGAATAACACCACCTTCGATTGTGGTACTCTCTTTCCACGCTTTCTTTAGATATTCATAACCAGCCAAGTCTTTTTTAACGGTATCTACTGCCGCCTTAGCTGCGTCACTGATGGCATTCAAAGCTGCCGTTCGTTGATTGTAGTACGCAGATTGCTTTGAAGCGAAGTCAGAAGGTATAGTTATATTTTCGGGAGTAGAAGCAGATAATGTAACCAACACTGCACGATAATTGCTATGAGCATTCAGATAACCCGTAGGGCTACCCAATGAATACAAAGTATATCCTGCTGTAATATTTGTCTTGTCAGCGTCTATACGAACTATTTCATCTTTGATTGATTGCTTTTCAGTAGGAGATATAACCCCATCTTCTGCCCACTTATCCAATCTTTGTTTAGCTGCTTCCGCTTCTGCTTTAGCTGCATCTGCCGCCTTTTGAGCCTCTTCCGCAGCTTTCTTCGCATCTTCTGCGGAAGTGTTTATTTTGTCTTGGATAAAGTTGTTGGCTGCATTCAAATAAGCTATAAAATCTCCATATTTGGTATTGAAGGTGTCGTACCTACCATCTACCAAAGCGACTTCCGTTGAGGTAGCTACTCCGTCAGCTATGGCATCATCAATAGCAGTAATAAGCTCGGTAGTTGCCACATTAAATCCATCATAAGCGGTTTTTAGTTCTACCTTAGCAGTACCGGACAATAAAGGATTACCATAAACCTTAGAATAAGATTCAGCTACGCTCTTCTGTATTGATTTAATTGAGTTCAAATATTTCTCAATCGCAGCAGCTTCTTGTCTGTCAACAATACCGTCTTTAAAGGCTTCGTCTGTGAAGTCTTTCATATTGGTTACAGTCTGCTTTGCGTCATTGGCTTCTTTCTTAGCTTCTTCTGCTGCCTTTTGCGCTTTAGCTGCTTCAAGATAAGCCTTTGAAGTGTCATTATCTGCAATCTGCTTCCATCCCCATGTATCTCCCGTCTTTACCCATCTCCATGATTTGCCTGCATCGGGAGTAGTTTCATCATCGACATATTCTTGGATATTGGTAAATACATCACCTTCATGCCGTTTTTTCAAAGCTTCTGTGTTCCAATCAACTGCTGGCTGATTAGTAAGAGTTGGTGTATATTCTCCGTACCAAGTTTCCTTTACTCCATCTATCTGGTCTTGAAAGCTGTTGAATGTTTCCTCAACGTCTTTGCCGGATTTAGTTACAAGTTTACCTTTTATCTCAACACCAGTTACCGTATCAAACTTCATATAGCTGCTCTTATCTCTTGCTCCGATATAAGAGTTGCCATAGACGTTCATATAAGCTAGATTTGTGGTCTTATCAACACCATAGGACACATACTCTTTGTTGAGGTATGAATAGCTGTTTATGCCAGCATATAAAGTCATACTTGGTGAGAAAGTGTCAACTGCACTAAAGATAATTGCATTCTGTCTTGTCTTGTCCTCTACATGAGTAACACCATTTGCATCAACAAAGGTCTTATTACCTAATTGGCAAATGGTATCTCCTACTCGTGGTGCATCACTGGCTGCATCAGCATCAGTTTTTGAGATGTCAATGTAATTAGTTCCTACGTTTACGACTAAACGCCAGAAGTAATGATTTGACACATTCTCATAAACTCCCTCCTTAATATTGAAGTCTTGTGCTAAAGCCATATCCCCAGCGCGGAAACGATTATCTAACGCTTCTGTACCATCATCTTGATAGAAGTAACATCTCCAATAGTCCCAAACATTTTCGCCAGTCTTGTTACCTTCTTCGTCAAGTATATCATTTCTATCTTCTATCTTGATACATTCGATTGCACCACCGGGAGTAATCATTTGGCGACCTCCGATAACTCCGGTCTTGATAATCTCCAAAGCATAGAACATGGCTTTCATTCTTACTGTCAGATAATCAAGCTCTGCATGTGATTTTCCGTCTGTATCTGCATAGAATATACCACCCGTACTTCCGGTCACATAGCTACCGACTTTCAATCCACGCAAGAAAGTTATCATTCCTTGTGCGGTATCATCTTTAACTCTGCTGAGTTTTTTGTTCAGTTCGCCTACAATGTCAAGTCCATAAATAGCTTGTAACTGTGCTACTTGGCTTCCTAACTTGCTAAGTCCATCAGCTATCTGTCCTATCTGATTCAGTACAATAGACACTTCGTCCGTTAAGGTAATATTATAAGTAGGAAGGGGATTTGTACCATATTGGATTGACATTTCCTTTACGGATAATTCCATAGCGTCCTCATTGTCTTTATACAAGAATCTGACAATAGTATTAGGCTTAATCTGCGCAAGAATTGCTTGGTTTGTTTCCAAGAAGTGTTCGTCGAAGCTCAAAGGATAGTCATACAAAGGCATATTATTTTCAAGCATATATCTTTTCATGGCGACGTCCAAACGTTCTTGTGCCTTGTCTATATATGCTTGTGGCATTTCAATGTGCAATATGACAAACTTGTCGCCAGTTTTAACTTGCTGGAACTTGCTTGGCATTATCGTACCAAATGTATCTAAGTCCTTTGTCAGTTTAATAGTAATAGCTTGGTCTGTACTGTCTGGATATTTAGCATAGTCCCTCTGTTCTCCATTTGGTTTGAATACAATGTTTCCAGCTTCATCAGTTACATAGAAGTTCTTTTTTACATCTTCCCAATCTACTGCTACCTCGTAGTTAGCTCCTAATGTGTCACCGGACTTCATGGAGAAGGTCATTCCACTTGTAACTGCTGCTTGTGCATATAAGTCAAAGCCAAGAGGATAAAGCGTCACATCAAAATACGACTGTCTAACCTCTCCCGTTTCGGGGTCAATATAATCATCCCAGCCACCTTCTGGTACTATTACTTCTTTGAACAAGTCAATAGCTTGTCCCTTGTATGTCATACCTTCAATAGTAGGTTGTATGCTGGAAAATTCTTGGATATGGAATACTGGTGCAAGAGGATTGATAGGAGTAGGATAGCTGCTATCTGCGTCATAGTAGTCAATAAGAGGTTTTTTAGAACCAAACAAGACTTTATTTCTAACTGCCTCTACATATACTGATGGCATTAACGTGTCACGAGTATATGGGTGCTCAATGCGATTTCCGTCTGCATCTGTAATTATAGGATAGCCATACGGAATATTAATGTTGCTACCATATCCAGCAATACGAGTAATGACCTTATTATTCTTTGGTGTGCAATCGTTGTTTTTCAGTCCTACACCTTGTCCGAATTTGAATATGTATGGCTTGTTTTCATCGTCGAGTATTTCCTTAGATGGCTTGCCAAACCAAATAGTATATCCATCAACTACAAATGGAACTTTCCATGTTTCGTATGCAGTCTTGCAAACGTCTGAAATAAATTGATTGCTGAATGATAACACATCACTCATTGTCCCATCATCTACAAATGTTGGCTGCAACTTGCAAGTCCATTTAGTTCCGACAAGACATGAGTTGATTTTTTGAACGAACATGCTTAATGTACCAATCCACGAGAAAGTCCGTTTTTCGCTGCGATAACTTTCCTCACTGCTACTAATAGCAATGTCAGTAAAGGGAATGTTGTACAATTCAATCATTTCATGGTAGAAAGTACAACTATATTTAGTCATTCCCTTTGCCTCGCTGTTTTCCGAAGTCATTCCTTTTCTAACAACTACGGGAGGATTTTTAAGTATGTACTTTATTCCTTTATACTCTACATATTCTTGCAGAGTAAACGAAAGTGAATTGTCTTTATAATAAAACTCTCCCTCTATCTTGTCATTTAACGACATAACAATAGTTGAGAAAGTGTGTTTTCTCAGACTGATGTCGTGGAAGGGAGTACCATCTTCATTGTATATATTCAGTATAGGGTTTACTTCGTTCGCCATCTTACATAATATTTAATTCCGATTATTCCTATGATTGCTGCATTAATTAGTAAAAGCCACCAGCACCATGATGGAACATGCTTCTTAATGACTTCTTTCTCCTTAATGACTTCTTTCTCTTGATATATAGTATCATTCTGTATGACTGTTCTGTCTATGTACTTGATTTTTTCAATATACTTAGTATTAAAAACAGTATCTCCTTTTTGAATAACAGAAAAATAGATACTATCTCTTGTGTGTACTGTTAAAGTGTCATGCCGTTCTTTGATAATCTCTTTTATTTCCGTATTTTTCTCCAAGTCCTTTGCAGTTCGGCATGAAAACAAAAGAGGCAAAAGGATTATTAGGAGAAGAACCTTTTTCATCCTTTGAAATAGGTTACTTTGCCATTGCTCCCATCAGTGCGGACATCCAAATGTACCCAAGTGACATCTTGTTCCAAGCGTACCGGATAAGGGAGAAGTATCTGATTTGCCTTAATCCAATTACGAACTTCCAAAGCGGTCATTCCCTTCACATCAAAGTCCAGCGCAGTTCCTTGTAGATGTGCAGACACATACACCTTTTCTAATCGTGTCTTTTCAGCTACTAATTGGCACACATTACAGCGCAGTCCTCTTTGTGTCAGACTTCCTCCCGAATGCCAAGTATTGACAGTTATAGGCTTGCCAAGCTTTTCTCGTATGACACACATTGTTTCAAGCAGCCGTGGGTCAAAAAACGTCCACGCCATTTCTCCAAACTTGTTATATACATGCTTGCATACAAGCTCTTTGATATTAAAATAGTTCTTTATATTCATTTTCAGTCCTCCTTCTTTTCATTCTTTTCACAGCCTCTACATTCTTCACATTCATGTGCCATATCAAACTTTGCTTGCTTTAACAGCACCGGACATTCTTCGCTTGGTACTTTGCAAATGTATGCTTGCCGTATAGAGATAACTTTTTCTTCATACTTTTTTTTCAGTTCTGAAAGGTCGTTTTCAATACGGGTTACTTCCTTGTTCACATACGTCTGTATGTTACTGTAGCTTTTCTCCATTATTGATATTGACTTTTCAAGGTTCGTAATCTCAACTGTCCGAGCCTCTGCCATCGCTTTCTTGCGAGAAGGTTTCATATTTACAAGTGAAACTATTCCACCTAAGAAACCTCCTCCTCCAAGTATTGATACTAAAATCTGCGTCCAATCCATGATATTGTTATTTTAAACGTTGCTACTGTAAGTAGTTTTATTAGGAGTTTCGATAATCTCTGTATTGTTGTTCTTGCTTATCCGTTCAGCTTTTTCAGCTTGCTTGATAGCATCTTCTTGCATTTGCTTCTTTTCTCTTTCCACTCGGTCAAGTTCATCCGGTGCAGAGGACGGAGATTCTTCAATCAAGGTCTGTCGGGAAATCCATTTAGATTCCATAGCTAAGTTGGTAATCTTAGTATTGTTGGTTTCCATGCTCCAAATATTCAGTTTGGCTTTAATTTTCAAATCTGTATAAGCATTCGTCTGGTCTTCTTCCAATCCTAACATCTCTTGGAAAAGATAGGTTATTTCATTGATAGAATCAGACCAATCGGCAACACTTTGAGTAGCCAGTGCAATATCATTACGCATAGACAATGCAATACCGTTGCCACCGCTTCCAGTATTAGTGATATCCTTTGGAGTGATAAAGCTGACAGATGAAGCAATTGAAACTTGTTCCAGCAAATATTCCAGATAAGCAATCATACTTTCCGGCTCTGGGAACTCCAAAGTCTTTGCTTCTGTCTTGTAGCTTGAACCTTCGTCTGCCGGGAGATTGATAACTAATGTGCCGTTATCTCGCTTGAAACTGTCTTCATTCATTTCCCCTTTTAAGACTAATCCCCAAGTACCAAACCGCTTTAATGTCACAGCATGTATATTTGTAAGCAATTCAATTATCTCAATTATACTTTGAGAATATTCCCAAGCTACTTTGCCTCTATGGTAGACAAGAGGATTACGGCTAAACCCATGAAGAATCCTTTCAGTAACCCATCCATTATTGGTAGGTTCTCCTTCTTTGCTTCGTATTGAACGATAAAGGTACTTATCATCGAATGTATCAATGACTTCTGTCAAATCATCTATCTTATAAAATAAGGAGCGTGAAATTTCTTCTCCATATTCATTGTAGTTGGGTATGACAGAATATCCATCATCATAGGAATAGACTTTAACTGTTCCCTTTTTCTTTATAGGGTCAAATTTGAATAGTACGCCAGCATCGCCAACCTTCTTCTGCTTGGATATTAGTTCGTACTTGATTTGCTCCATATTCCTCATGTTCCATTCCAGCTTGAAGTTCTGAAACTTCTTACTGATGGTATCGTTCTTCTCTATATTACAGAGAGTAAAAGAAATAGGATTAGCAGTGAGATGAAGAACATGTGCCGCATGAATATTCTTTTGCAAAGAAACTGTCAGCACAAGTTCATCTATGACTATATCAGTATCTCCAACTCTGACTGCAATCTTAGGAATTGAATTATTATACTTTATATTGTGTAGAGAAGGGTCGTACTCTCTCAGATAGAGGTCTTGTGAAACCTCTTGCAATGTCAAATCGCTCAACTGGGCAGTTGATTTTTGGTTAAGTGTAACATCACCAATATAAGTTTTGCACGACTGAAATTTTCCACCTCTTGTAAAAGGCTTCTTCAACAACAGCCGCGTTGGTTCTGACAAATACCAATCAATGTTTTTTCTCGTTATCATCTTTATATGCTGCTTAAAATTTTCAATATCTTATCTGAATTAGTAATCTTTCCTCTTTCCCTTGTTGGTTGTGCAGTACCATTTACTTGGTTCATTATATCTTCAAGAGATAATTTTCTTCTTAATTCTCCACCAGTAGCACCAGCCAATTCCCTATAACAGTCATAACACAATCCTCCACAAAGCATTATGATGTTGTCTGTAAGGTCGGGAGAAAAGCCTTTTATCAGAGCATGTTGTTCCTTCTTTCCTTCAAACTGTATTCGTCCCGAAGGCAAGCGTTTAAATTTGAATATTCTGCTCTCAAATTGCATTTGCTTTAAGACAGTAGTAGAGCCTTCACGCTTTAGCTTCTGATGTGTATATCTCATTTTAGCAAGCTGTCTGTCATAGGTTATCAATCCAGCCTTTATCATTTGGGCAGCAAGGTGTGCAGCTTCATCCTTAAATCTTTCATACAACTTCTTTCCTTTAGCAGTTGCGGCAATCGCTCCGGAGAATGCGACACCTCCACCGTTTGCTGATACAAGATTGAAAATCTCTTTTAAGAAACCGTTACCTTGCACATCAATGATTAGCTCTTTATCAGTCAATCCATGCTTAACCATAAACTGCTTAATCATCTTTACAGCTTCAAGATTAGAGTTTTTCATGCAATATTGTATATCGTCACAATGGAAACCTACCCAATGCTTCATTACAAAGTTATCCTCCCCAGTAGTTGCCATATCCACGGTAATACGTTCCTTCTTACACTTACATGGAGAAACATGAGTAAACATGTTGAGAATATCATCCTCTGTCACTTCGGAAAGATTATCCTCCTCTTCTTCTTTTTCGTCTTGTATAGAGAAATTCCAATTAGGTTCATACATTGAATCTGCAAGCACAGATGTTGCAGCCATAGCACGATACCCCTTGTTTGCTTTAAGCATGGCTTGGTTATCTCTTACATCAAAAGTAAAGAATACCATGCTCATAATAAAGTCCTCATAAGACATATCCGGGTCAATCTGCAAAAGGTTATCTATAATGTCTTTGCATTTAGAATAAACCTCTTCCTTAGTATTTCCCCAATAGACTTCATCCAAGTTACCCTTTACAATGTGGAAGAACCGAACAACTCCATTCATTTCTTTAATGGGTTTTCCATCATCTCCAATCCATCCACCACCATTCTTGCCACAGCCGCATAGCTTACGTATGAAGCATTCACGCTCTGGGTTTTGGGCAAGATATATTTGAGCTTTACCCTTAGTGTTTGCACGCAGACGGGTTTGACAAGTAGAAATAGTTCTCCATTCAAATTTATTGCATTCTTCAAATATGGCTTTCTTAAACTGCAATCCTTTGAATATCTTATCTATTACAGTGGGACTTTCATTATTCAACTGCTGGAATTTGATTTCAGAGCTATTGAAAAACTTCACACCCATATCGTCTTGAACCTTAATGACTTCTCCAATAGGTTCTCTTGGTTGTATTCTGAAACGTCTATCAATAAGCGGATATATTTCTTTAAGACCGTCCACTACTTTCCCAGCGTCAAAAAAGTCGCCAACGTTACGCATGAACCATACAGCCTTTGCTCCTTGATTTTCATATAGATATGAAATTGGAGCATAACCTAATGTAAAACTTTTTCCACCGCCACCGGAACCAGTAAGTACAACATAGTCAGCATTGCTTCGGATGGCTTCATATTGGCAACCCGGCAATGGACTAACAATTTTGTCTTTCTGTATTTTCTCGCTCATAATGGTTCTTTAGGCGCTTATATCCAAGTTTACACTTGAATAACTTGACGTTTCATCGGACCACTACTTCTTAGGGAGCTTGCGCTCCGGTCGTCCATAGTTGGGTTCTCACCGTCCAATCCCCGATGCGCCATCGGTTGGGTTAATACTATTTTTTAGGTGTAGCTTGGTTTTCGCTACATTGGCATTTGTTTATAAAAAGCTAAGTGATACTTTGTAGATAAATACCGTTCTCTTTTTTTCTACAAATATACGCATTCTATGCTTCACTATGTACCACTTACATTAAATTGAGCCTATGGACGCTAAATAAAAATGCTACTTTTAATGTAAGTATGGTATGAGTAATGAAAAAGCTATTTATTTTTGTTCAAAATAATAAAATCATTGACGAACAATGGCACAAAAAGAAGAAGTTTTATCTAAAGTTAATCAGATTTGCGAAGAACGTAATTTTGATTTGAGTGAAACATTCAGAGATAAGTTCTCTGAGAAATTTGCAGAAGCTTACAAGGATGCTCCGATTGAAGATGCTGGCTTAGTAGCCGCATTGAATATTTCGGTTGAAAGTAGCGGACATGCAAGAAAGAACGCATTCTCAGAAGCGACTAAGGGATTTGAAGCTAAGGAAGCTGAATATAAATCTCAGATTGAAGAATGGAAGAAAAAGGCTGAAAAAGGTAATGATGGTGGAGAAGGCAATCAAGAGCCTCCGAAATTCGAGTTGCCTGCCGAGTACAAAGAGAAACTTGATAGGCTGGAAAAATTTGAATTGCAAGAGAAAACGAAGTCTGTTCGCAATCAGATATACGATACAGCCAAGTCTAAGGTGAGGGAAGATTTACATGAATCTTTTCGTAACTATCTTGGTAAGCAGAATATCGCAATTGATGCTGATGTTAATGCCGAGGCAGAAAGACTGCTGAAAGATTATCAAGATATATTCAGAAGCTCTATTGGTGATATTACACCATTATCTCCGGACGGAAAGAAAACAGCAATGGAAGACTACCTTGCTGCCATAAAACCCGTCAAACTTTAAATATTAAAAAAATGGCACAATTTAATTTAGAAACCTTTTTTGCTTCCGCTAAACAATTTAGAGGTGGCAAGTTCGTATGGTGGAAGGACGCCAATCACGAGGAACGTTCCAATGTTCTCTATGGCTCTACCATTGCAAACCCGTATAAGGGTTTTGGCTATGCTTTTGCGGCTGACTTGTACGAATACAGATTGTGGAAACCCGGTTTCCTTCTGAAAACGTTTAAGGTGGCAAAGGCTACGACTACTGGTACAGACACTACTTTATATGTAGATGGTTCTGGCTATTCTCACATTCCCGAAGTAGGCAATGTACTTATGAAAGCTCCCGATACAGTTGAAACTACGGGGCAGTCTGGTAAGGTTACATCTGTTGAGTTCGATGAAGAGAACAAGCAGTTTATTCTTACTGTTGACACTGCAATCGGTGCTCTGACTACTGATGATATTTTGGTTGAAGCTGCTGACAAAGAAGGTGACGTTGCGACTGCTGCTGCTGCCGACGCTACTGTGTTGGTTAAAAACCCGAATACCTTCATCGAAGTAGATACACAGTTCGCTCCGACTGATGGTCGCTGGGGAGTTACAGATGTTCAGCACAACATCAACACTGTTTATGGCAAGCGTGCATTTGTTGAACGTATGCAACCGCTTCCGAAGTATGTATTGGCTAAGAACCGCAACTACATCGAAGGTGTATTTGAAATCTAAAGGAAAGGAGTAGAATTATGGCAAACGCATATAAATATCAATTTAATCCCGACGAGTTAGTAAGCCAACTCTATCAAAGAGGCTTGGTAAACTCTGACGGTACGAGCGCATTTATTCAGACGCTCATTGACGAGAAAATCGTCATGGATGCAAACCAGTTCTTCTGGCAGGAACACTTTACTGTTGATGGTGGCAAGTACCCTATTGACATGAGCCGCCCGAAGCTTGACCCTGCTTATACTATCTATAATGTTACTCGCCGCCCCGTTCCGATGGCTGATGCAATGACACCGTTGAGTGAAGTTGCTCAGATGGATAACGAAGGCTGGGAACAGAGAACTGGTACTATCCCTCAGTTCGGTAAAGGCTTGTTTGAAACTTCTCTTTCAAAAGAGGAATTGAAAGCACGCTTGAATGAACTTGGTGAAGCTAATGCTACTTTGTTGGAAGGTTATGTACGTGGTGTTGCTGACTTGATTAAGACACACAACTACCGTCTTTCTAACATTGCCGCACAAGCTTTGTCTAAGGGAGGTCAGTACAGCAATGCTGATTCTCGTGGTATGTCCGGTGTCGTACATGAGTTCCCGAAGTATGTGCCTACTGAAAACTTTGTTAAGGCTGGTAAGGAAGTATGGACGAGCGCAGAAGCTAACATTCCGGAACAAATGGCAAAGATTGAGAAAGATTTCCGTGACCGTACCGGATTCACTGGTACAATGGAATGGGATTTGCCGTATGACATGGTTATCACTCACTTGCTGAACAACAAATACTTCAAGGAAGAAGTTAACCGTTGGATTCGCTTGTATGCGCCCGACAAGGTTATTGTTGTAACCAATGGTGCTTCCGGCATTGATACTAACATCATTTCTTGGGAGCAGCTTATTCAGTATTCTCGTTCTTCTGTATCTAAGATTTCTCCTATCCGCATTGTGAAAGAGGAACAAGTGGTACAAGACATCAAGACGATTAAGACTGTACAAGGCTGGAAGTCGGGTGTAGCAGTTCTGCGTCCTATTGGCTTTGCTGGTAAGGTCGTTCACTCTGATGTTGCCGATGTTATCTTGTTGCAGCGTGAAGCAAACAAGACGATTGACTATTCAATCGCTTCTGCACAGAATGACTTGGTTTATATTATTAACAAGGTAGTTCCTAACGGTATCTACAAGGCATATCATACTGATGCTATCGGTCGTTATATGCCAGTGCTGACCGAGTTTATGGAACACATTGTTGTTGATACTACGTCTGCTGGTTCTTAAACTTGGAGGGTTATATATGACTATACTTGAATGGCTTTCTTCATCTTGTCGGTATTCGTTTGAGGAGAATACATTTATGAGAATTGCTCTTGACCGCGGCATCACAGATGTAAACGAGGATGCTATGACGTTGACCCAAGAACAAAAGGATTTAATGACTGCCGATATAATATTTACCGCAGTGTTGTTAAGCCCTTCAAGTACAGCATCTCAATCTGCCTCTCATAATAACTTCCAGCGTACAGTAGGTTCAGAGACGGACATCTATCAGAGTAATAAAATCAGTTATGCTTTGGGCATATATAAGAGATACAATGACCCGAATTACGAGGTTCTTATCTCTGCTCGTCCAAAGATTAAACTTTTGAAAATTATAGATGTGATATGATTTCATTCAGTGACATAGAAGAATTTCCTTTTTCGGGACGTATATACAGAATCATCGAAAGTTCTATGGGCGACGATGAAGAAGATACCGTCTACGAAGGAGTAATGGACGTGAATCTTTCTGTTGCTGAATCCGGTTCGACCGCTCAAACAAGCGACTACGTTGTTTCTATTCCTTTGATAAAAGGAGAGGACGGGAAGTATATTAATCCAGTACGTAATGAAGACTGGATAGAATGTGATGTTATGGGAGAGCAAATTAAGATGCAAGTTGATAACAGCATACCTTCGATGTTAGGTGCTATAACTATATATGCAAATAGAAAAGGTGGATGGCGATAAAAGTAAAAGTTGATTTGAGTGGTTTGAAAAGGGTTCGGCAAGAACTGTTTGACAGACTTGCTGGCGAGCAAACCCAGCGACTAATAGCCTATGCACCCGAATTGTTGAAGAAAGCATATTCTGAAAGCGGATTTACCGACCAGACTTACAACTTGGCTGATAGTTATATTTGGGCTGTGTTCTATCAAGGCAATTTGAAGGGGAGCGGCTACTTGTATCCGTATCAGATGGCAACTAAAAACTCAAAGTATCATGGCAAGCTGATAGATGGAAGAAAGCTTGCTGACGAGTTCTTGGCAAACTATACTCCTGCCACTTATATAGGATGGGATTTGGTGCTGGCAGCAACAGTGCCTTATGCTCCTATACTGGAAGGAGGAAATACTGGAAATCCAAGACGAAGGTTTGAGGTGTTATCAACCATATATGACGATATTAAGGAAGATTTTGCAGGGAAGGCAACTGTTAAAACAATAGGAGGCATTTAGCTTTTTATAAATAATGCCAATGTAGCGAAAACCAAGCTACACCTAAAAATAATATTAACCCAACCGCTGGCGCAGCGGGGATTGGACGGTGAGAACCCAACTATGGACGACCGGGGCGCAAGCTCTCTAAGAAGTAGTGGCTCGATGAAACGTCAAGTGTCCCACAAGGACATGAACGCCCAATAGGGATATGAGTGTAATTGATGCAAGGCGAATGCCGATATACCAATATGTTTATTCTCTCTTCATAGATAAGGTTACAAAGTACATCTATCCGATGGAAATGCCTACCAAGTTGGAGGAGGAGATAAATGCTGGCGGTTTCATGGTTATCCGTCTGGGAGAAATTAAGGATAAGAGCCAGTTCAACTTGAATGCTCTTGCGAGCGTTCGCGTGACAGTTGAGATGTATATTCCTCCCAAGACAAGAGGTCGGCTTGATACCACCTTGCTGGAAAAGTATGAAACAAGTATATCCGACATTGTAAATGCAGAAGTTGAGAAAGCCGGAGAAAAATACGACATCTCAACTGACGGTATATTGTCAACTGATGATATATATAATGAGAGCGACAATCTGTTCTTCATGTATATTAAATCATTTATGGTACTAATAAAGTAAAAATTAACCCAACCGATGGCGCATCGGGGATTGGACGGTGAGAACCCAACTATGGACGACCGGAGCACAAGCTCCCTAAGAAGTAGCGGCTCGATGAAACGTCAAGTGTTCCATAAGGACATGAACGCCTCATTTATAATCAATATAAATAATAATTTAAAAATTAGACGAGATGGCTACACAAGATTTGTTGACTTACAAATGTAAGTCTTTAGGCTATGCGGAAGTCGGGGCTGGTGCAGAAGCTTCTTATACTCCTCTTATGGGTGTGTTGGAAGGTTTGTCTATCAGTCAAGAAACCGCAAGTGAAAGTGCTATTAATGGTGAGTTCTATGATACTCCGCTTGATAGCGTGGGTACACTTGGTTCTTACAAGATTGAATTTGACTTGGTTAAGTACAAACCGGAAGAGATTGCCGCTATGGAAGGCGGTCAGTTTACCGCTTCTACTGGCTTGTACACAATGCCTTCTTCATTCACCAACGTTTACAAGCAGTTCAAGTTGGAGTTCTACAATGGTATTGACTACATTGTTGTTTACAAAGGTAAGGTCGCTACCAATTGGGATGGTACTGATTTGAAAACTGCTCCGTTGAAATTGCACATTGTTATCACTGCTTTGGTTGACGATGATGGCAAGACAGTTGAGATGAAGATGGCTGAACCTTCTGTTGGAGGCTAAGACCCATTATAAATCAAGAGAAAGGGCAGTGGCTTGTTTGCTGCTGTCCTTTTTTCTTTAATACACAAATGATAATGGAAGAAAAGGATTTAATTATACCGGACGAGCTAAAGAGGGAAATATCAGAGATTATGACTGACAATCCTACGCTTGTCAAGTTAGGAGATAAGCAGTATAAGGTGCATCGGTTGAGGGCATACTCATACCAGCGTATTTTCCAATTAGCGTTGAAATTACAAAAGGAAGAGGATATTAAGGATGATAAGAGCATGATGTACGCTCTATGTACAGACTTGGATGTAAGTTCCGAGATTGTGGCAATCATTCTTGTTAATCACCTCTTCTCACCAGATGATATAACCGATTATGCGAGTGCGATAGAAGTTATGAGCAGAAATGACAAACTGATAGCTTTTATGAAGGCTCGTATTCTCAACTCCGTATTTGAGCCTGCTCAATGGGCGGCAATCATTATTGAAGCAATAAACAGCATCGACTTATCACCGGTTTTTACGGTGCTCATATCGGGGAAGGCTCTTATGGTTTCGCAGACGAATATGAGGAAGAAGGTAGCGGAACAATTAACATTATGGCGGCAAGCCAAATCGGAGATTTAGGTGATTTCATACGTAGCTTTCCGCAGTTTACGTATGACGATTATCTTTATAGATTGTCTATGGCACAAGTTCTTTTCTTGACAGTAGACAGCACCCATATCAAGTATTTGCGTGGCAAAGATAAAGAGATATGGGAGAAGTTTTGGAAACGACGTAAAAGTGATAGAAGTGAGTTGCAAGCACCTAAACGTAGTGTGTTAGATACCATACCAAGAATAAAATAAAAAGTAGCAGCGATGGCAGACAATAAAGATGTAGTTATTAGTGCTTCAATGTCTGATAAGGACTTGTTATCAAGCATAGATGAAACTCTAAAGAAGACGGAAAAGCGTCTGGAAGATTTCACCAACAAGCTGGAAGGCAAGTTGGCGAGTGTGGAGGGCTTTGCCGACCAATTAGGTAAGAATATTGGCAAGGGCTTAGTTGATGGCTTTAACCAACAAATCCGTCCTTTGGAAACGAAGATTTCAGAATTGGAAGCCAAGCTTAAAAGTTTGGGGGCAACTAATATTGCACAAGGTAATACTGCTGCCACGCAAGCTACTACTACGAATGTATCTGTAGACGTTAATTCCATGAACCAAGCCTTGCAAGTTGCCAATAATTTGCGAGAAGTATTCTCTAAGATACAAGGGAACACAACCCGTATTAAGAATAATATGGAGCAATTGGCTGCTGTAAAAACTGATGTGCAAGAGGCAAGGATTAATGTTCATGTTGCTCAAAGGGAGAAGCTGCTTCAAAGAGAAATATTGCTCCGTCAGCAGACTGCCAACTTAGCAGCAAGAATAGCAAGAGAGGAGGAGAAGAGTAGAATATCACAAGGAGGTCAAAGCTACGAAAAGGCTATGGCTATGGGCAATAAGTCAATCCAAGAAAGAATTGAAAAGCTGAAAGCCTTGCAGATTGTACAACGTAATCTCTCCACAGATGATGCTAATTATGCTGCAAAACTTGCTACTGTAAATAAGGAAATGGCAAGTTTGAAAAAAGCAAATGCTGATGCTATCTCCTCTGGTGTTCAGCTTCAAAAGGTAAATAGCGGATTGATGGAATCCTTCAAGAACTTAGGTAAAAGAGTTCTCTTCTATGCTGGTTTAGGAGCTATCACGGGATTTGTAAAAAGTCTTATGGACGTTAGAGGTCAGTATGAATTGCTTGAACGTTCAATCGGTGCTGTACTTAATGACTTTGAAAAAGGTTCTCAGATATTCCGGGAACAACAGACTTTAGCTCTTAAATCTCCATTTACCGTAATAGACTTGGCAAGTACAACAAAAATGCTTGCTGCCTATAACTTTGAAGCAGAAGAACTTGTAGATGTTTCAAAACGTATTGCAGATATTAGTGCCGCTCTTGGTGTACCAATGGAACGTTTGACTTACAACTTAGGTCAGATTAGGGCACAGACTGTACTTACAGCAAGGGATGCTCGTGACTTTGCCAATGCTGGTCTTTCTATAACTTCTGAACTTGCCAAGATGTACACTGAGCAGGAACAAAGAATTGTTTCAGTAGGTGATGTCATGGATAGAATGTCTAATAAGATGGTTTCCTTCACTGATGTAATGAAAGTCTTAAACCGTTATACAGATGAAGGTGGCATGTTCTACGACTTTCAAGCTAAGCAGGCTGAAACGTTAGCTGGTAAATTATCAAATTTGACTGATGCTTACGATTTTATGTTAAATGAAATAGGTAAGGAGCATCAAGGGATATTGACGGGAAGTATATCTGTAGTACAGAAATTATTTGAAAATTGGCGCGCTGTATCTTCTGCATTGACTGTAGTCATATCGACAATAGGAGCTTATAAGGCAATGCAAGCCTTAGCTAATATAGAAACGTTAAACGGAACAAGATTAACAATTAAACAAACTCTTGCAGAAGTAGCCAGAGCGAGGGCAACACAAGGAACTGCTGCCGCTACACTTGCTGCTGCAAGAGCACAAGGCGTATTGAATAGGGCATTAGCTTTTGTAGCTGCTAATCCATACGCTGCTGTAGCTGCTGGCGCTGTAGCTTTATTAACTACTTTTGCTATCTTATTACCTAAAGCCAAGAGTGTAGAGGAGCAAATAGAAGGACTTGACGAAGCAAGCACACATTTGAAGAAGTCTTTTGAAAATCTTTCAAATGTTGAAGACCTTATTTCTCAATATGACAATTTACAAAAGACAATACGTACAACCCAAGAAACAATAGATGCCTATGCCGATTCTTCTGAAAAATCTGCAAAGAACAACAAAGATTTAGAAACTGCTGTAAATTCTAATAAAGAAGCTCATAACCAATTAGATAAGGTAATGAGTAAGTTGGTAGATGCTACTACTCCTGCCATTATTTCAAAAATGAATGAATATGGTAAGATATTAGGTATTAATACTAAAGCTGCAAGAGAATTTGCGGAAGCATTAAGTCAGTCTAACATAAAAGGTACGGAGCAACAACTGTCTGAACTTGAAAAGAGAAGGGACCAATTAATTACAGATATAGCTAAACAATCCCAATTATATAATAAAGGGCTTGTTGAAGTTGTAGCTGGAATGGCTGGTGAGATTTATACCCGTCCGGCTTCTGAAAAGGAAGAGAAAGCTGCATTTGAGAATTTGCAGAAAATGCAAAAAGAGTTAGCTTCTATAAACGCTTCCATTCAAAAAGCTAATGATAGCTTGTCTGGGCTTAAAGAACCTACTGACGATGAAACAAAAGCCTTATCTAAATGGCAGGCTATTGTAGATGATATTACATCTAAAAATGAAAGGATAGGCAATATCTTTAAGTTCAAAGAGGACGAAGGTATATTTGATTATACAGACCGTCTAAAGAAAGAGTACAAGGAATTAAAGAAGCAAGAAGACTTAATCAATGAGGGATTATTAGTTGATGATGAATCAAAAGAATGGACGCAACAGCGAATTAAGATGGTTCGTGAGATTGCTAATTCTTTAAGGATAAATCTTACTTCCCAAAAGGATTTGAATAAATCCAAGAAGGAGGAGATGGATTTATTGAAGCAACAGATTAAGTTGGTAGATGATATTCAAAAGAAGTTCTTGCAGCTTGTGAAAGACACTGGCAATATAACCTATGCTACCGAAAAAGTGAAGGAAGCTTACCAAGACTTATTCGACAATGCGTTTAAGGGTGTCAGTGTTGATATTAACGACTTGATTACCTTTGATAAAGGTAGTGCTCCAAAGTTCTATAATAAGATAGCTGAAACCCTCAAATCGCCAGAAGCTAAACAGTTGGTTGCCGGGAAGAAGGCACAGAGCGAGATTGAATATTCTATCTCTATAAATTCTGCAAGTATTGCTTTGGCAAAACGCAAGATTGAGGGAATGTTTCAAGGCTACGAACTGGAATTGGATATTGAAGGTGCTGGGCAGTTCGGTTCACTGTTTGCTGGATTGTTTGAATATGACCCCGTTTCGCTTGAACAATTAGAGGCTGATGTTAACGCTACATTGAATAGTTTGAGGGAAAAAGTTTCATCCTTCCAAAAAGAACAAGAGAGATTACAAGACTTAATCGAAAAGAATCCTAACGACATAAGGGTTGGCAGTTGGCAAAGCTCTCTTAATACTATGGTTCAGAGTGAGAGTGACGCTTCAAAGGCTATTGAAGACATTCAGAAAAGGTTAAGCGATACTATCAAGAAAGCCGCATTGGATGATTTCAAGAACTTCCAGTCTATTGCAGATAAGTACGCTGAAATGGAGGATAAGATAGCAGAGGTCGAAAGAAAACGTTTGGAAGACCAAGCTTCTATCTCCAATAGAGTTACTGATGCAACTTCTGATTTGGCAAAGCTGGAATTACAGTTGTCTGTGACTGAAAGCCCCGATGTAAGAGCGGAGATAGAAAGTGAGATTGAAGAGATACAGAACTTCATAAACGAGAAAGCTCCAAAGCTCTCTCTTGCTGTTGATACTGGTGCGGAACAAGAAAAGACTAAGATAGCTTTTGAGGAATGGAAGAATACTTCCAATGCTTGGGAGAAGTCGTTTCAAGACTTAAGTATTATAGGTACTATCTCTTTAAATCAAATGATTGACGAGATAACTAAGTTTGCAGAGGCTAATAAAGCTAATATGCCAATAGACCAATACAAAGAACTATTAGCACGGATTAAGGCTTTAAAGACCGAAGTAAATTCTCGTAACCCATTTGCTGCTCTTGCCAACCAAGTTAAAAACTTAAAAGATAAGCTGAAAGAAAGCGAAAATCCTTTTAAAGACTTATTAGCTAATATAGAAGAACTTGGAATGATGGTAAGTTCTGTAGGGAATATATTTGAGCAGATGGGATTTTCGGAAGGTGTCACTGATACTATCTCAACAGTAGGAGAAACTATACAAGGAGTTGCCCAAGCTGCTGATGGAGTTAAAGATATAATGTCGGGCAATTTTATTAGCGGTGGTATAAAGGCTGTTGGTGGTATCTGGAAAGGAGTATCAGCCATATTCAATGCCGGGAACAAGAAAATTACAAGAGAGGTTGAAAAGAGTGAGAGAAGCGTTAAGCAATTAGAGAACGCTTATAAGAATCTTGAACGTGCTGTTGATAAGTCGATGGGTAAAGCTGAAATTTCAGCGCAGAAGGCAGCTATTGCAAATCAGAAGGCACAGCTTGCAGAAGTTCAACGTCAGCTTCAACTTGAAAAGAGCCGGAAGAAGAAAAACCGCGACCAAGACAAAATCATAGAATTAGAGGGTCAAGTTACCGACTTACAGAATGCCATTGATGATGCTACTACTAATATAGTAAACACTTTGCTCGGTACAGATGTAAAATCTGCCGCAGAAAGCTTTGCCGATTCTTGGATTTCAGCTTGGAAAGAAGGTGCTGATACAATGGAAAATTTAGAGGAGAGCTTCGATGATTTAATAACAAATATGATTGTCAAGTCGCTTGCTTCTACGATTGTCGGAGAACGGTTGAAGAGCATGTTTGCTATGGTTAAGAGATTTACCGAAGAAAACTCTGCTGGCGGTGTAGGTATTACTGCTGAAGAAGCCAAACAGATAGCTGACTTGGGGAAAGAGCTAATTCCTTTGATAAACGAGGACTTAAAGAACTTAATGGGTCAACTTGGTATAGAGTTTGGTAGTGGAGTGAAAGACGCAGCCCTTTCTTCCTTACAGAAAGGAATATCTTCGGTGACTGAAGAAACTGCTGGGGCTATTGAAGCTTATTTAAATATGGTTAGTGGGCAAGTGTTCCAACAAACTACTATTCTGCAAGGTATATGGGATATGACTAATGTCAATGCAGGCACGATGTCGCAGATGTTGCTTCAAATGCGAAGTAGTTATCAGATACTTCAAGCTATTCAAGTTTGGACGGTAAATATTTCTACTGCCGCAGGAAATGGTGTAAATGTTAGGATATTACCGGATTAATTAGTATATTTGTAGTGAGGGAGATAGATAGAGGTCGCTCCTTTATTGAAAGTGGTTACGGTGCACTTCTCCCTCACTATTATTAATACCGTATAAACATCGTAAATATGAAAGAGCTAATTAAAATTTCAGAGAGAGAAGGAAAGCAAGTAGTTTCAGCAAGAGAGTTGTATATTGGACTTGGATTAGATAAATCTAATTGGTCGAGATGGGCAACTCAAAACATAGTTGAAGATAATTTCTTTAAAGAGAATGAGGATTGGGTAGGGTTCGTCACAATGACGAACGGTAATGAAACTAAGGATTATGCTATCACAATAGACTTTGCTAAACATATTGCAATGATGGCAAGAACTCCTTTAAGTTATGATTATAGGAACTACTTTCTTGAATGTGAAAAGAAAGCTATTTCTGGTATCACATTGCCTAACTTCAATAATCCGGCAGAAGCCGCAAGAGCATGGGCTTTGGAGTATGAAGCAAAACAGCAGGCGTTACTTGAAGCTAAGGAGGCACAAGACAATGTTAAACGCTTGGTGCATGATTCTAAAACTTATACTGCTGGCGAGATTGCAAAGGAAGTTGGTTTGAGGTCTGCAATAGAACTGAACAATCGGTTAGCTAAGATGGAAGTTCAGTTTAAGCAAAACGGTACATGGCTGCTGTATGCCAAGTATGCCGACTTGGGATATACTTCTGTTAAGCAAACTGTTTTGGATAACGGACGCATTATTTATGATAGAAGGTGGACGGGTGCTGGACGAGATTTTATTGTTTCTTTATTTAAAGAAGAATGATGGAGCATAACTTACTATACTTTTACAAAAACTCTTTGTTACGGGACTTGTGCAGCGAGTACAATAAGGAGTGGAAAGCTTGCAAGGAGGATAGAGAGAAACTTATGCAGCTTGCCTTGCAGCAGCAGAGTATTCCATATATGGCAACTTCAATGTATGAAGACTGGGGAATGTCCGTTGACTTTTTAAAAAGGGAGTTTGCTGACTATATAAACGGGAAGCACACTTTTAATGATGTTGATGGAGTGGATGGTTATACTTACTCTATGTGGGTAGATAATCACGATTATATAACCTTAAAAGAGGACGTTTCTCACTTCGTCCAATGTGATAGCCGCATATCGGTACAAGAAACTAAATGCCCAACTATATATATATCTAACAAGTCTAATGTTCACTTGGAATTAGACGGATTCAATGCCATACGTATCTATCTGTTTGATGAAAGTGTTTTGACTATTGACTATGTAGACGTACACAGTAATGTTGTAGTCTATATGTATTCTCCCAAATGTGAAGTGAAGGTTTTAGAGAATGATGGTAAAGTAAAAATGTTCACTAAAGATTTAAGACTGTAATGATAGGAGCAAACATATATTTCGTAAAAGCTGGTATCGAAAACTATACTGACTTTACAGTCAAATGGAAAGGTCTTCGTATATTGAAGATGGACGGCTTTCTTGCACAAGGAGAACCCAAGAATATCTATACGGCTTCTTGGATTAACAGCAACAAGGAAGATGTCTTCGTACCGGATAAAGTGTGCTACGAAAATCCCGATGTAGAGATTTCGTTTATCATAGATGATTTCCACGATAGTACGGTTGATGTCCGTGCGGTTCACAAGAACTTCATTAGTTATATGACGAGCCACCAAGTGACTATCAAATCTGAATATGCTGGTGCAGAAAGTAAGTTTGTATGTTTAGATTCTTATGAACCTACAACTATAATAGTTAATCGCCCTACTGGTAGGAACTATATTATGGGTACTTTGAAAATGCACCGTGTAGACGAGAATACATATCTTTAATCGTTAAAAATACCATCCTATGAAACAGATTAAATCACTTTCCGACAAGAGGCTTATCGTTGAATGTACGGTAAATGGTAAGCCAGCCCATTTCTTGATAGATACGGGTGCAAGTGTTGCTTTAATTGCAGAGGACAAAGTTAAGAAGTACGGACTTATCAAAGGACGTAGATTTCCAGGTACGATAGTTGGTGCTGGAGGAGAAATGAAAGATGTGTACTACTGCAACACCTTTGCGAATTTAGAGGGGAAAGACATCTCTCAATTTCTTATTGCCGATATATCGGGAGTCCGTTCAAGTATCAAGAGAGAGACGGGCATTGAGATACTTGGAATAATCTCCCTGCCTCAAATGAAGTTCGTTGGCATTCAGATAGACGCTAATGACAACTTGATAATATTGGAATGAGAAAGCACCTACTTCGCAGCAGATGCTTTTTAAATATAAAGTCAAGATAAACAGAGTTGCGGCAACAACTCTGTTTTTTAAAGCGGACGAACGCATCTCAGGACTAAGCATCTCGGAACTTAAAATCTTTTTCAATATGGGGAATATACCATTGAAATTGAAATGCGCTCAATCCACTGCAAATATATGAAAACTTATTGATATGAGCAAGATTTATAATGGGTCTAACATTCTAACTGTTATGGAAGCTCCTTTTTTATCAACATTTACCCCATTTACTCCAAATCTAACCCATATTCCTAATACTGGTTGAATATTATTAGTAGTAGTATAAGAAGGTAAATTATTTAAGAGTGTAGATAAAGCAGTTCTTGTTCCTCCCGTATAGCTCTCTCTTGCTGTTATTCTATAAGTTCCAGCACTTGCAACAGATGTTACAGCAGTCCATGTCCCATTTTTCATCATTTCAATAGAGCCAGCTTGATTAATATAAACAGTTTCTAATCCTAAATATACATTAGAAGCATTTAATAATTTTCCAGTAGAGTTATAAGAAAAATCAAATATTACAGTCATACCACAAGAATAACTATTCTTAGGTTTAGTCCAAGTACTTATTCCACCTTCATTCAATGCAAAATTTCTATTTCCTGCATCGATATTATAATACATTACATATCCACCAGTAACTTTTACATTATAAGCTTCGGAAGCATTTTTTATATTAATAGTAATTTTCTCTCCTTCTGGCATACAAAAAGCTCTTCCTCCTCCTAAGAAACGGAAGTATTTGCCTGCTGGGTCAGTAGTTACATAAGTTAGATTATAGCCTATGAATGGAATAGCATCTAATGTTTTTACATTCTTATCAATAGCTGATTTTATATACTGTTTTACTCTATCTGATAATGATAGATTAATAATCATTTTAGAAATATCAGCAGAAGAACTTAAAGAGGTAATAGCTTTCTCATGTGAAGCATATTGAACAATATAACCTCCGTTTTCATGTGGGAAATATATTGCTAATCCAAATCTCCAATTACCATTTGAAATTGGCATTCCACTTATTATAGTAAGTTGATTTAATGGGATTTCTATTCCCGAAGTATCTCCAATACCTTCCCAAGAACTATCTCCAAATTTAGCATTAAATGTATAGGTAGGCAAACTATTTATTTCATCACTATAAATAGTTATATTTTTAAATCCAGAAGCAGGAGCTTTTGCTGAATGATTATATCCAAAATTAGTAGGATAGTCTTCATTTAAAAAGTCAGTTGCTCTATAATATTCATTAGGTTTTGTATATCCCCATTTTCCAGTAGTAGGTATTGAACTTACCATTTCTGTTACTAAAGCTGAAACTTCATAACAAGACAATCCATAATTTGTAGATTTTCTTTCTAATGGAGTTAACTCGCTAAATTTAGCATATCTAACTGGCTTGTACTTTGCAAATTTATTAATAGAATCTGCTTTACATAATGTTCCTAAATCGGTACTTGAATAACCTATTGCTGCTGGTATATCTACTCCAATATTTAATGGAGCTATTAATCTTCCACTATTAACTGACATAGTTACCTCCTTTCGCAACTACTGCACCAAGCACGACTACACACAAAGAGCGACAATCGAAAGATTCTATATTTAAGTCCCCTTCAATTATCGCTGCTTCACTAACATTAAAATGTTCTTCTAACTGTTCAAGTGAGGTACTAAAAATCCCCCCCCCAGTTATATTATTGATAGCCAATAAGTTACCTTTAATTAGTAAATCTACTTTCTTTTTCATATCCACTATTATTATCTATCATAAACTCTTGTATAAAATGAACCTACCATTGAGCTACTTCCCATAAAGAAGTTATGGAATCATTATGTTAAGTTTACAGTATAACTATTTTGTACAGATGCTGTATTAACTGTAAAAATACCCGTCATTATTCTGTTAGTCTTATACCAATAATTTAAAGATATACTTACCTTAAATGAAGAGGCATTATTATAAGGTTTGAGAATAACAGATGGTGGACGATTAGCAGGAATAGCTGTGCTACTCCATCCGCTTATATTACCACTGTTATATATATGTCTTGAAGAAGGTATATTTACTTTATATCCTCCACTGATTTCAGAATCCATTGTTCCAGACCATTTCCCATCAGTTAATTTTTGAGTATAAGAATTACCATCCGCTTGTGATATATTTACGTTGCCTACAAATGAGATATAATCTCCAGAAGAAGAACAAGTCAAATCTAAATCCATTCCACCTGCAAGATAAAATGTGTATGTTCCATCTTCATTTTTCAAAACACTTATTACAGCTTTCCCAGAGCTAATAGTACCACGAGACCCGACTAATACTTCTGAACCAATCTTGAACTTTGCGTAATTATTAGCGTAACCGTTATTTAAGCCGATGACATAATATGTGTTATTCTGATATGTTGCTAAGAACGGAATAACAAAAACTTCTTCATTTGGGTAAAATTTATTATTATCAACCACACTGCTACTTCCTCCAATGATATTGCCTATAGTACCAGCACTTATATAAGCCATTGTATTGCTCCCAGTAGAAGGGTCTGTATTACCTAATTTGAGATTATGTATATTGACTAGACATAATGGAGAATTTCTTTGGGTAACAGTAAGTGAATTTCTAGGTGGACCGTAAATTGCAATGCCAAAATACACATCTTTATTGTAATCCAAATTAAATAATTTGGAAAGTCCTAAAGACCCACATTTATTGTTATTGTTAGATATTACATCATCCAATTGGTATCTAATAACATAATTTGCGGTTATAGCTGCATTACCTATTACATTTAGTTGACAACTTGAAACAACAGGTGAATGTCCTCCTAAAAGAGGATATGAATCTTCTGTGTGTTTATAATACTCAAAATCTGTTAGTCGGTAATATACGGGTTCTTTTAATTTCCATTTGTCAGTTAAAAGAGTATTAAGAGCAAGCCCATTTACTTTAATTGTTGCTCCACCTATACTTCCTCCAGTCCATTGAGCAGAAGTAAACGAATTATAAGGTTTTAAAATACCATAACATTTAACGCCTCTATACCAAAGGTCGTCCATTTCTCCGGTTTGCGGGTCAGAAGGATTCCATCCCGTTTTATCAGTAGGTTTTGATATGCTTAATATTCTAATTTTACCACTTTCGTTCTTGCACAATGTGCCTAAGTCATAAGTTGAAACGCCTAAAGCGGTTCTTACATCATTTATGCTTATTGGTGCTGTTATTATTCCGTTACTATATGGCATATCCTAATTATTTAGTTCTAAGAGAACTTGGTAA